AGGTATACCTACAACAAAATCTTCTGTCCTAATAAGCACTATAGAATACATACCGGCGTGTACCGTTGCTATATCACCACCATTAAGTTCTAATGTTATTAATCCTACAGCAGGTCCTAACTTACACAGCTTTTCGATAACAACTGTGTTGTTCTCCGGGTCAATAATGCGAGCATACACCTGTTGGTTACTTTGCACATTATATGGAATACGGTCTGGGCCTAACACCCTAAATAATAACTTGTTGTCAAGCCCTTTATGGACGCGAAGTGGTGTAGTAGCCATGGGGGAATTATCCTTAAGATAACAGACAACATCATCGACTGCTAACAGTTGGCGAACGTCGTCGTATAGATATAGTTTATTGAAGGTTTTGTCTGACATATCACATATTTATCAAATATATAATCAAAAAAAGTTCTGTTTCATAAAAATCTATATAAATACTTCTATATGATACATCTTACCGAAATTAAAGAAAAATTCCCGTTTTTGAGCGGTATTAAATGCCAAACTCACGAATATATCTGCATTATTCAAAATTCTGATGATAAAATCATTAGTTTCTATGATTACGAATGTATAAAAACACCAGAAGAAAAGAAAATATTTTTAGAACTCGGTGACACATGGTGGTGGGAGAGCAATCGTATATTACCAATCAACATATTTCTACAAGGGCAAATGCTTCCGTTTAGGTATTGTATGAAAACTGTTGTCAATAAAGACATAGAGCTAATGTTTGGCACATTAACCAGTCTCAATAACATTATGAAGAAGCGTATTAAGAAACGCCAGATACAGTTAATCAGACGTACTGATTAATCTTTCGATAGTTGTTCAACAAGTAAGTTTAGATTCACAATAACTGCCAGCGAATAGGCGACAGAATGGCACCTTTTGAAATGGTACGCGGTTTTATCTAAATCTTTGTCCCACACTTCCTGTCTAATCTTATCCCATCCATGTGATTGTAAATATGCCTTTGCAGGACGAATGATAGCGAGTATCATTGCCAAATCCTCGACAGACGTAGGCCTATACTTCTTCAATAAAGCACTATACCCATTTAAATGAAACAGTTGATCTGTTATTTCTTCGTATTGGAAGAAATCCCACGGTGGCTCTCTGTCTAACAGTTCCAGTAAATGTGATTCATCCCTTACACCTTCATACATATTAACATTAAGCAGGTCTATCTTGAAATATCCGTAATCGCCTGCTACCTTATGATCTAATGTGCTTGTATTTGTAAATGGATCTCGTGGAATATTCTGAAAATATACGCCAGTAGGGTGCTTTTCTAACCCAAACGGGCGATCTATGGCACCATATACACACTCTATGCCTTTTAGTATTTCTTCCCTGTTAAATACGTCGATGTCGACGTCTGTTTCCACTTTACTCATTTGAACCTCGTAACATTTGTTCTACTTTAGTGTAACATCTGCTGCCGCCGAATGTAAGCATGAATGCAATGGCGTCTTCCTCGTGTTCAAAGCATAGTTCCTTGGTTTGCCATGTATATGATACATCTTTTATCAAATCCCTATGCAATAACCAGTCTGCCACCTTAACAGAATCGCGCCTGGTAGGCAATCTAATAGTGATAGGTATATTCATTATAATCCGGCCTGTTGCAGCATATTTTTTATAAAATCTACATCATCGGAATTCTTTTTAAATCGTTTTATCCAGAAACCTGCGTCTATAATGCTTCCTATTATTTTTGCATGGTCTTGATTAAATCTTCCCATTAAATCCCCGGCAGAATTGCACAAATACAATATCCACGGGCTAATCTTACCTGTTCTGATCAGGTGCGATGCTTCATTTGCCGAAATCTGGCGAAAAAACTCGTTAAAATCTACATTATTAAGCTCAGACCAAGTCATGATTTCTGTTATAGATCTCTCTGTTGCTGCTACAGCCGGTTCTTTCTTTATTAAGTCATCTATGTATGTTTCAAATACGAAATCTTTGGTCCAATCCTTTAGTTTTACACTATTTTTAATAACAAACTCAACAAACTGTTCCGGATATATCGGTTTAAGATTAGAAATGTGATTTCCAAACTTTACAAAGTCTATATAGTATGGACTTTCTATAAAATCCTGTGTTGTTTTTGGCTTCTTGGAAGACATAGTGATTTCATAGAATCTCTTATACGCTATAAAACCAAAGCGAGATGCCATTGTGTCTATTTCCATATGTCTGCGCTTTTTAACGCACATATGAGCTGATAAAGTTTTCTCTCGTTGAAATGCTTTACCGCAATATTTGCATGAATACTGTTGAACTTTCGCAGTTGCCATAAAGTTGTTAGTGTGTTTCACACCTATGCTCCCACATTTCCCTTAAGAATGTCTTTTATTGCTTTATCATCCATTGCATTCTCCTTTAGAAAGGCAGCAAGATCTTCTGCTGTGTTGATTTGCAGTAACAGTTCTACTTCGTCCCGTTTCATTAATGGAAACATAGTGTAAAGTAGCTCTTCCAACTTGTTCTTCTTTGTTTTCTTATGCGGTGGTATCCATTGATGCATTTGCTTTTTTCTTGTACCACACACAGTTAATAGCTTCCACTGTAGTTCCGGGTGTTTATTTAACACGCTAAAGTTATAGTTGACGAAGGAGTTTACATAGAGTAAATGTCGTTCTGCGCTATTTGCAGATGAACTCATGTATCGCATAAGGACCCATAAGCTGATTTCTTTTTTATGCACATCTGATAAGTTAGAATAGAACTCTCTATCACATAAATCCATTGCGTTGAGCTCTGAAGAAAGCGATAATGTATTTTCTTTCTTCCCTGACGATACATTTTCGTCGTCCGTATCGGGATTTAATGAAAAGAACTCATTGCGCCACTGTTCTATGTCTTCACTCATTCGAATAACCCGCCTATGTCAATAACTTCCGGCAACTTATTTATTTCTTTAACAAACAATGCACACGGTGGATGGGGTGTATCGTCTAACGGTACAACTAAAATATTTCCATGCTTTAGTTTAGGGAAGAACCATTTCACTTCAGAGTATACATTTACTATGGTAATAGGTTGAGGGCGAGGCACCATATGCCTAAGCGGATTAAATGCCATTGTATAAAATCCGCGATCATTTAAACTGGTAAGAGACATGATTTCTAAATCACTATAGTTATCGTCACATACAAGTATAGACCAGTCTAATGGCATCTGAATCTTATGGTCTCCGATCTGTAATACAACAGCGGGTGCATAAAAACTCTCAAGAAAAATAAGTGGTATAAAGAAATAATCTACATTCTTAGGATCAGTATAATCTAATATACAATATCGTATGTCTTCGACCTCGTTAGGTACCTTATCAAGCTCATATGCTTTATTTTCTGTTGTTAAGATTCGCAAAGTTCACCTCATTAGTTAATATAACATATTATAACATAATATACGCAATATACAAGAGTTTCATATTACATTGTCCAACCTGTTTTTCGGCGCCTTGACTTCCTATATTCTTCATACTCTTCGTCTGTCGCGGATTTAGTAGGAGCCTTACCACAACTAATCATATATCCGTCCACCCCACATCTCATGAGATAATCGTGCAACATATTATCTACACTGCAATGTTTTAAGGCCAAAAATGCCAATGTATTTGCCGACTCGGAGTTCTCATCATACGATATTGTTATCTTAGGTATCTCAATGTGGTTAAACTTATCTGTTTTGGCGGTATCTATTACAGCGACTATATCATTTGCCTTACAGAATATCTCTATCAATGATATATACCCATCGGAAATGCCAGTTTGTATTGTTTTCATATTGCATTTAATAGTTTATTTTTTCTATAGAGAAGGGGTATTCCGCTTCCTTATAAAACTTCTTTCTTTTTGTAAGATGAGTCTTGCTATATTTACAGTTGGAACATATATCATACACATTAACGAAATCTTTGTCTTCGGCAACTCGTATTCCTCTACCAATACTTTGTATCACCCTAACAAAACTCTTTCCAGCCTCAAATAGTATCATGTTAAATATGCGAACAATGTTGATACCCGTTGATGCAACACCGTATGTTGCTATAATAACCTTCCCATCCACTTCCTGAACTTCTTTATATTCCGACTTACGATCTTTAGACTTCATTTGTCCAGAAACAAACACAGATTCCGGAATAAGTGACTGTAATAGCTTACCTGTCTCTATACGATCCACCAATATAAGCGTATTACCGGTTTCGGATATTTCTTCTATCTTACCTGCTATGTATTTTAGTCGTTTTTCGTTTGTTGTAAGCCACTTTAGTTCTGTTTGATAGTTACCGGAGGCCGCTGATCCTACATCTTGCAGTTGCCATACGTTTACATGCAGTTGCGCTAATATACCTTTATCCTGCAAGTCTTTTGTATTGATTTTGCCTAACATGGGTCCTATACATGCTTTCACTGCAATCTTATCACCCTCTTCTTCCGGCATAGTGCCCGTCAGTCCCCACCTAATAGGTGCGTTTGACAATGGACCACTAAGTATTTTACGAAGCACATCCGCCTTTGCCTTATGGCAGTTTTCTACTACAGCACCGTCGACTATATAGTTGTGATCATTTTTTATACCTAGTGTATAAATTTCTGCAGGTTTATCTATCTCTTTTCTTGTTATAAGCTTCATTTAGTGCCTTTATCTTTTTTTGAGTATTAGGATCAAAGTCTTCAATACGGACCATTGTGGACATTTGTTGTATATCTTCTTGGGTGATAATATTCATTTTATAATCATTATTTTTACACCATAATGATAATGATTCTATTTTTGATTTTTCCTTATCACGAGATAAGAGCTCTTCGGGTTTTATTTCCGTGGATATCTTTGTATTATGATTTATAAAATCCACTATGTAGATATATTCTTTATTATCATAGATATATTTTATTCTCAATGATTCATATAAATCATCCTTATTCAATGAATAATATATTGCTTCCCACGAAGATCTAAACTTTTTATCTCTATAATAACTATCCCAGTGTGTATTCCTATTATTAGAATTCGGAGTAAAACATCCATCGAGAATCTTCTGTTTCATTATGATAGATTTCTGATCTTTATCCTTCTGCGGCATTTCTGTGCCGAACATAGGATTACCTTGTCCTGTTCTATTATTAGATAATGTCTCTAATCTTTTATCTGTATCCTTCGTAAGACCTTTACACCAACTCGAATATGGATAGTCACCCTTTGTGTTTTTGTTCCAAGGAATACCTGTATTTAGATTCTTCTTTATGTTCTTGCCGTGAATAGATTGACATGCTTTTCCACCTTTTTTAGATATAAGAGATTTTATTTTCTTTTCGATCTCTACTTCAAATGTAAGATATATTTTATCAAAGTTCTTTATCCAGTGTTCGTCGCCATTTATGCGTCTAATAATCCGCAGTGCCGAATTATCAAAATATTCGATATTATTCAAAATAACTTTTTTTGGGCTAGCTGAATAAAAAGATATTTTCGATATCTGGTTATATTCTATCAATTTATTATTGAGATTATCTATATTGAGTTGCATAATACATCTGCCTTTGTTTTATGTATTTATGCTTTTTATATCATCTTCCTCGGTTATCCGATCTGCTCTAACCCACCCTCTTTGTGTCAAAAATCGATGATTCCCTGTAACTTTTATTTTTTTACTATTATCGAATTCTAACTCATACATTTTTTCATTTGAAGATTTTGTTAGATTTGTATGTACATATTCGACGATATCTTCCTTGAATATATTTTCATTTTCTGAATAATTGATTACGACATCACCCACTTTTATATCACTTATCTTCATATAACCGCAAGATGTCAGCACTAATGCATCTGGGTGGAAGCACTCGTCCACAATAACGCAAACCACCCCCTCGAAGAAAGCGTTTATATCTATCTCTAAATCGTGTTCTTTTGATTTCTTTGCTAGGCTTTCTAAACTTTGCCATGTGCATATAGTATGGGTTTTACCATATTCCTTTCTATCACCGAAGAAAACACCAACATCTAATCCCATATTGATATAATCTTCTTCGGTTTGCGTCACTAAGTCTTTTGTAGGAACAATAACTATACTACGGCCATACGGTTGCACCTTATGACTAAGAATAGCCGTGATTAATGTCTTTCCACTGCCCGTAGGTGCTATATTAACACCCGTTATATTATTTAAGTATGAGTTTATTACTTCTGTCTGGTGATCTTTAAGCATTATAGGCTGACCGGCGATAGGATGCCCTTCGGGCCAGCAAATATGACTATAACTGTCTTCTGTTACTTCTTCAAACTCAAACTCTTCTGATGCTTGTCGTTTATCGTCGATTTCTACCTCATAACCTGCATTTTGCACTATAGGTAATAGAATATCGAGCAAGTTTAGATATGATCTACCACCTATATCGCAGAAACTCATCTTTCCAGACCAACGACCTAACTTAAATGCTGGCGTATGTCGTGCATATGGAAGCATAAACTCCAACGATGTCACCATTTTGCGTCTGCATTCTGGTGATAAGTCGTGGAATCGTATGTTTACTTCATCTATTATTTCTAATCTTGTTTTTGCCATTAAATACTCGCATCGTCTAACCCGGCCGCCCGTAGTTTCACAATATGTCCTAACATAAAATTCTTTGCCTCCATTGCCTTGCTGATTGCTAAGAATTTATTCCTCAACAGTGCTACTTCGTTAATAAGAACGGTTGTGTCGACTATGCTGGCAACGCCATCTACATACTTTTCAGCATCTCGCGAACTCAATGCCTTGTTATATGCTTCTAAAAACTTCTTGAATTCAATAGATCTATCTTTTCTTAACTGTATATTAAGAAATTCCAGGACTGCCTCTATTTCCTGCAACTGAGAAAATCTTTGCTCAACAAGGCCGGGCAGCTCGGCGGCATGTTTCTCTAATGTCTTACCCTTTAATGATAATTCGATACGGGCTTGAATAAGCTCAGTCTCGTAAAAATCAATAAAATCAGGTATATTAGATAAGTCTGCCGTTACTTTGTAATACCATTTCACAGGTTATGCACTCTTTTAATACCAAGTTCCATTGCTTGCACTAATAATACAGCCTTTTGCGTTCTGTTCATTGAAGACCGTCTAATAGCAAGTAATCTGGGAGGGACATTTAAGTCTTCCGCTAAAGTCTTTTGTACCTTAGTCAGGTTTACTGGCTCAGTAATCCACATAACAAAGTTAGCACCTACAGTTGCATCTCTCATTTTTTCTTTGAACTGTTGAACTTCTGTTAAGGACCGCTGAACATCCTTACTGCTAATAGCGTTTAATAACGCATCACCTATATCATTCGTCATCGTATTCCTCATCTGGTTCGTCTAATGGATCGCCGATATGACTTCGCACTGCTGCACGAAGTGGCTTATCTAAATCCTCATCCATTAAATCATCATCTACTTTACCGAACTCGTCAAAAACAACAACAAGTATGTCTGCTACTTCTAAACGATCCTTTGGTGGAATATGAGATTTTATTCTTGCCCATAACTCCATAATCAATTCATTATTTTCATTTACCATTTTATTATTCTCACTCCTCTATAAAAGCTACCGTAGGGATTTCTGCAGGACTATCTGCTATAACCACCTTAAAGTCATTATCTGTGAACTCATCCATCACTATCTTCATTTTAGCAAGATCGTTCCACTCTTTTCTAAAATATTTCATTTCCTCACCGGTGCGTTTTGATACATATTTATATCTGTTGCCTTCTTTGATAAGGACTCCAGATTTTTCAAATAAATCAAACAAACCCGATACAGGATTCATACCAGTTTCCCAAGGAATATCTAACTTAATAGATTCAAACGGTTTAGCATATCGTGTTTTAACAACTTTGCAAGTTGCCCTGATACCTGTCACTTCTGTGATCTTGTTGCCGTCTTCATCTTCTTTTAGTTTATACTTTTTCATAGCAACTATGATGCTAGAAGCGAACATGAAACCTGATCCACCCGATATCTTATCATCCGGGTCAAACATATCTTGACTTGCATATGTGTGGTTAGTAACAACCATACCTATGTTTAAATCGCCAAACATATTGACACAGTTCGATACAAATGCCTTAAGCTGCTTTGCTTTTCGACCCATATCGCCCTTCATATCGCCTGCTTCGAATTGTTTTACTTCTGTTGGTGTCAATAACATACCAATCGAGTCAATAACAAACAGAATCTTCGGGCGTTCTGCCTTAGGTAAATCTAAATAGTTTGCTTTGTATTCTGATACGAAATCATGAACAATCTTAGCTACCTCGTCAATCATAGATGCACTGATACGAAGCATTTTATCCTCGCCAGTCTCTACTCCTAAGTTTGCCAGCCACTTTTCATCCAATGCATTCTCAGTGTCAATCATAACTACGAAAATGTTTTGCTCTTGCGCTGCTTTTGCAATATTGCCAGAAACAATGTAAGATTTACCTGCTCCAGACTCCCCTGCAAATACTGTTACCTTACCCATCGGAACACCTTTATAAAAGTCTCCGCTGATAAGATAGTTTAATCCATAAGATCCTGTACTTACCCAAATATCCGGGTCGTTGAATCCTGTTGAAATGCCTGTAATACTTTTTGTTAAGTTCTTGCGGAACTTACTTATGTCAAATGGTCGAGTCATTTTTTATTTTCCTTATATCTACAATTATCTCCGTGGTGCTTTTTCATATTACCCGGATCTACCATTTTTTTACAATGTAGGCACTCGGTTTTAGATGATACTACGCCTTTATTCCACGCTATTTTACCTTTATACATAGCTGACAAGTTATCTTTAAAATCTTGCGATCTAACTTTTCCTATGTTCTTATGTGGTTCTGTTTTCTTCATCGGGTTGGGTTTACCTTTCCTGCCGGTAGGTATTCCTTTTCTTGCGTCGCTATTTACTTTAATTTGTTCAGCCGTACGTTTTATTCCTTTATTTGCCTTACCTATCTTCAATCTTGTATCTTCGGATGGATTTGATACGCCATCGCCACCATCTGTTAAATTTAATAACGGGCCTTTTCCTAAATCTTTTCTGCCTATTTCAGAAATTAATTCTTCTTCAAGAAACAATGCAAATTCTTCATCGTATCCCGAATATAAACCTATTATAGGTTTAATTTTATGCTCCTTCATATATTGCAATCTCTGGATAAATGGATGTCTTTTACGTTTTGTAAGATGCTGCCACGCCCTGGTCCCGTGACCTTTTCCTACGTAGATAGGTTCGTTGTCACGGGACGGATCATAATAAATATAAGTATAAAAATTATCTTCCATAAATAGGGTAACTACTTACCCTTGCGCTGATTAAGATTGCTTATTTCTTGAGCGGAGCATCTGCAAAATCTCTTGCGGACTCTTACCTGCCGGTGCAGATGTTTCGCCTACCAGTTCTTTAGTTGGTGCGGTTGTCACTACAGGTGCTTCGGCTTCTGCAAGATCTTCTTCAAGTTCTTTCTGTGCCACTACTGTAGCAGGCTTTGCAATAGCTGCCTGTGTTGTGCGTTGTACGAATGCAGGACGCGGTGTTCTTACGCCTTCGCCGCCATCGTCGTCGCCTGTTGGAGCAGAATCAAAGCCAAACGGTTTGTAATATTGACTCCATTGTGCTGGATCATACAGCTCTCCGTCCAACGATGCCTGGAACATTTCAAACATTGCGTTTGTTTGTTCGGCTGTTGGTCTCTTAGGTAAGTAATCGCTTAACTTCACTAAACCGTATTGATTGATTGCTGCCAACTGTGATTCTGTAAGACTCGATTCCTTACGTGCCCACTTAGATGTACCATAATCAGCAAAACCGCCTTTGCTTGTCTTTGCAACAATAAAGTCTGTTCCGTTGATATAATCTACTGGATTGTTTTCCATATCTGGATCCATTAATGCAGCTTGGATAATCTTAAAGATTTGCGGGCCGATAATGAATTTGCGGATTGGATTTTCTGGAGGATCTTGCTCACCTAATGCGTCTTGCTTGACAAAACCTTGTGTGTAATACGTTTTCTTTACCCAATATTTACGGGCAGTTGCTTCTAATGAAGCATCTTTCCACATAGGACGAACTTCGTTTAAGATAGGGCAAGTCATTTTACCATCCCACATCTCGATACACGGAACTTGGACAACTACTTCCTTGTGTTCGTCGTGTCCTTTAATACCAGGGAATGGTAACTTGATTAGTTGCCGTTCAGCCCAGAAAAATGTGTTATCTTCATCACCGTCAGGTAACATTCTAAGGATACACTGTGATCCTTCTGCTATATTCCAATGTGGGTAAACTGTTTTGTCATTGCTAAAGTTGGATGATCCACCTTTGCGATCCATTGCTTGCAATTTCTTGCGGATTTCGTCGAGAGTTTTACTCATAATATATATTTCCTTATAACGCTGGTTAATGCTTATGCTTTATTTTGACTAAAAAGTGCGTTATTTTTTTAATCAACAAAGTATTTATCTGTTTTATTATGATAGTGCCTTTTTATAGGCACAAAGTAAAACAGGTCCTCGTATAGTGATTATACGAAGACCTGTTAAGGATGTCAAGAGTTTCTTGTTAGAAATTCAATGTAAATCTATCGAAAAATATTGAGAGGTCGACCGATTCTTTAAGTTCTTTGGCAGAGTTGGGTTTAGCCTCTTCTACCTTAGCATTTTCTAATACTTGTTTAAGTACAGCACGCTCGAAGTCATTAACTGTACCTTCTTTGCACAGTTTTGTACCTATTTTGTTTACAAACGACGATAATTCATCGTTTTCTGTAATACGCAAGGCAAATTCATTCAATCTGAACCCTAAACGAGCATTTTCGCTTGCAAATTCAAACATAGGAGTAGGAGATAACGATTCGCGACGTAAAAATACAGCATTACCTGCTGCTTCTTCAATTCTTTTGTGATATGTGTCTTTTTCTTGCACTAACTGCTTAACAATAGGCAATACTTCTTCAAACTTTTCATCAAACTTACGAATTGTGAATAAATCTTTCAGCTGAGTGGTGTCATCTTCCGATAATGCTTCTCTCTCAAATGTTTCTAAGCGAGCTTTTGCCGTTTCGTATGTCTTAGAACCAGTCAATTTCTTCAATTCTGCACGAATTGTTTCAATATTTTCTTTAATCGTGTCTATAATACCCGAACTATCCTCATTTATGAGCTTATTTGTGGTTACATATCGGTTAAATGACTGAAGTTTTAGTAAATTGCTTGTATTTTCGCTAATATATTGTCCAACTTTGTCAGACATTGTTCCACCGTGTGACATATGTTGGGCCATTGCGCGGGCACCAGCTAGATAGTTGTGTTGGAAACGGAATCTTTCACCGTTACATTCTAGGAAAATTGCGCTGATGTGGCGTGATCTTGCACCGCGAATATTTTCATCGACGGGGACTTTATGTCTTACTAAGATTCTAACATTTTCCAATGTTTGTTGAGATGTTTTTAGAGAACCGAACATCTTGCTGAAGCTTTCTACAAGTGCATCATCCGACTTATTCTCCACTACAATGTTCAACTTATACATAGGCATCATAGGATTATTTGTTTCTATCTTGTTTATTTTATTTTTGCCTTCTTCTTGGCCGGACTTCCATAGTTTGTTTAAGGCATGCTGTATAGACTGCAAGTTGCTACCTTTAAACTGATGTACCAAACCTCCAGCGGTTACAGGAGAGTTAGTTTTTGTCATAAAATGCATTATCTGACCCATCAAATGGCTGTTTGTATCTGCTTTTATATCTTCGTTCATTGCATTTTCCTTATTCATCTTTGCTCTGTATGAAAAATCCTTAGGCTGAATAGATTTTCCGAATGTTGATATAGAAAAGTTTAGTGGAGGAACATTATTGCCTGCTAGTTCTCTTATAGAATTCTGCAGTTCCGACACTGCTGAATCATCAAATAATTTACCTTTACTAAATTCAACAAATGCCTTTGATTCTGATGTAGCATCGTTAAGTGTGATCATTATATTAGGTGCCGGAATAAAGAATCTGCGTCCTTCACCGGGAACTACTGTGTCTTGCCCGCCCGCATCAAATATTGTAAGTTTTAATCCATTACCTTTCAGCAACGAAAAAACCTTTTTCGCTAAATCATCTAACGGAGATTCTTTTTGTAATTCATCCATGTTTATACATTCCCTATTTTAGTATTTATCTAATAAAGTATTTTTAGTTGATATAATATTTATATCATTATAGGCATAGGAGAATCCATAGCTGATTCTTCCGAATCAGAAACATCTATGTTGATTGCTGCCTGAGACTTATCATCCCATGTTGAAATGTAATCTAGCATACGAACTACCAATATAAGCGCCATGATTAAATCGTCTGTTTGGCCAATACGCGCCTCGTATGTGTTTCCTCTCGATACAAAAACTTTGAACTCTGACAACAATCCCTTTGAGTTTATTTTCATTTTCGTGGATTCTATCAAGAATTTCAACTTGGCACAACATTCTAGCTTAGATTTATTTGTTGTGATAAATCCTGCTCGGCGACCTGTCTTACCTTGCAATCTATTCTTAGGATCGTGTAACATCTGCCCTGCGAAGTTTTCTTCGCCTGTATCCCGTATAACAACTAATGCTGCTTCACCGAGTGTATTACTTTCTACTGACCAATATATTTCTGATTCGCCTTTACTTTCTTCTTTTATTTCTTGTAATACCTTCTTCAGAGTTCTAACTTGTTCTTCAATAGGAGATCTATTGCTACTCCATTCTGCTACCTGTATAAGCGTAGGTAACTCAAACACCTGTATAGCAGCATTGTCGCCACCGGTGCCCATTGATGGATCTAATCCCGCAACATATATCATGTTTGGTCTAATAGGAGCAAACCATCTAACCTGACCTGTCTTCTTAATAGGCTGAATGGATTCCATTTGCCCAAGTTTAATAGGATTAATAAGTGTTTCTTCGAATGTAATAAACTCGCCGCAGTGTTCTCGCAAGAATCTATCTTCACCGATTGCAGCTTCTTCCTTATCTGCCCATGCTTGATCTCTATCAGGGTGTTGATGCCATACAGCCTTATAGGATTTAAATCCGTTTCTACCTATCTCTGTTTCATTTCCGTTGTTGTCAACTGTTTTCAACGAACCAAACCATATTTCAGCAAACTGATCTTCGTCTGTGTTAGGGGTAGATGTAATAATGCACTTACCGCCTGTGGACAGTGTAGGAGATAGCGATGTCCAAAACTCTTTTGCTATACCGGGTTCTACGAATGCAAACTCGTCTAAATACACAAGTGATAACGACATACCCCGACCAGTGTTTTCTGTTGTGGTTGTTGCTACAATACGGGAGCCGTTTGCAAAGTCGATAGACCTTTTATTATATGTTTTTACGCCGTCTCGTATATGGTCAGGTATAGATTCGTATGCATATCTAACCCGTTGCATGATTTCTTGAGCACCGTCATACTTATTTGATGTAATAAGAATGGTAGAATCATCATTAAACATTGCATACCATAACAAATACCCTGACGCCACTGTGGTCTTTCCAAGTTGGCGACCTAATAGGTTAACTGATTTTCTATATTTGGTGTATGTTTCGAGCAACTCAATCTGAAAATCATATAATGAGATCTTTATCTTACCCCTGGTAGGGTGTTGCACATACATAAAATTCTGTATAAAATATAGAGGACCGGTCTCTGGGTCACAGCACTTAGCCAGTTCCTCCATTTGTGCTGGAGTATAGTTTACTTTAGAAAATGCACGTTTTACAAGAGTGGAATCTTGATAAATGGCCATGTTATTTGCCTATCTTTGCTCTTTTATTTCTTAAATCATCTAACATTTCTATTGCCTTTTCTTTTAATTTCTTGGATGAGTCGTCATTAGCAAAATCAGTATTAATAAGAATTCTCAAGTTGTTATCGGCAGCGTCTAACATACCATTTATTGCACGAATCTCTGATACATCGGTGGCTATAACTAAGTTATCGAGCAAATAAACAATCCCCGAATATATTCTTATAACTTCTAAATCAATACCGGCAATAGTTGCCCATGCCTTGTCGAGCTCATCTATCTCTAATATTACCACGAATTATTTTTCTTGTTATGCTTATATATTGATATTTGTTTCTCGAGATCATCCGCAGCGTTTTTCATTGTACTATGGAGTTTATTTAATACACCCGAATCCGTATTTACTAAAGATTCCTCTAAGAACTTCCTATAGTTATACACTAACTCTTTATGTGTTTCGGCAACCTGTAGTTTTTTCTGTTCAGGATTATCGCCTTGACGAGCGCCCGAAGGGCCTACAACATCTGTCACAGGACTATCAGCGCCATTAGGGAAGAAATCTTCACCCGACGCAGTCTTAACAGTGTCATAACCGTTGTTCAGATCGGTTTCTTCTAACGGACCGTCCCATGGTTCTGGTTCATCTGGCGGGTCGAAATCGTCGAAATCACTTTCTCTCGGTTCTTCACCTGTGCCGCGGCACGAGCTGCATCTGGTGCCGTCGAACATACCTTCGCCCGACCCATTACATGCACCACATATTCGATCTTCTTCATCGTCACCTTCGGCGGGGGCGGGTTCTTCATCATTGAATAAATCATCAATGCCGGTGCCTTCGTCGACGCTGTCATCGGCGTTCATTTCATACTCATCAAAATCAGTAGGAGAATCCATTCCGTCGGTGTCAGGATAATAATCTTCATCAGACCCGTGACCTGCACTAGCAAGTGCAGCGGCATCGTCTGACATGTCGTAAGAGTCGTTGTACCCATCGCCCGTAGCATTGAAAAGATTATTGTCTTCCATGTACTCCCATACAACATCGGAGTTACAACCTAATGCTCTAGCAACTTCTTCTGCTTCTGCTTCTGAATAAGTGCTGTCAGGCGAATATGTGGCAGCTAAATATTCTCGTATGCGATCGTGCAAATCATCTATGCTATGTTGATACATTTCCTGACGTTGATTATACTCAGAGTCGCTACCGTCACCGTTGAACTTATCTGCATCAGGATGAAACATTGCGCCTTCTTCTACCGGTTTCTTTTCTTCCTTAGCCTTCTTAGCATCGGCGCGTTCTTTTTCTGCCTTTGCTATTTCAGCATCTTGGCGTACTTTGCTCGGCTTGTTTGCATCAAGATAGTGCTGTGTGTGGGCACCTTCTGTAGCAATACCTACACCGGGCACCGATTCCACACCTTCCATAAGATTGATTAGTTTTCTCATATCGTTCATTGTAATACTCCTGCTTTTGACAGTTTTGTTTTCTTTACTCTGCCGAAGAAGCCTGTGTCATCACTCTTTAGGTTTTTCGGATCGTTGAAACTATCGTAATCTTTTCCGACTGCATCTGTCTTTGCTGCCGGAGACAATGGATTATCAACTGTTGTTATTTTTCTTTCTTTGCTTACTTTTTCAAGTTCCTGCAAGAAACTAATATTATATTCCGCGCCATATGCTGGCTTTTCTGTTGCTTCGTAATCAGAACCCAATCTTGCCTTATAGTTCTTTTTGTATTCTTCTGAGTTCCTGTCAACATACAAATCTGTCTCTATTTGTCTTGGATCATTCTCGGAATATACTGCAAGAAACTCGGGGGAAATATGCAAACTGTTGCAAATATATGTTTTAAGAAAATCTAACGATGCAGGATACCCCATAGATATGTTGCATATAAACACTGATGTATTTTTTACATTTGGAAAATCTAAAGGATTTGATTGTATTGGTGTTCTCTTAAAGGGAGACGCAGAAATAAGTTCATACTTTTTAAGGCATTCTTCCAACCCGTCTAGTTTGTCGTCTATACTGTCTACAGCAAACTTCAATACATATTTGTATTCTGTCTTTGTTTCCGCTACATATCGGACGAATGTTTTTTTATCTGTCATTTGTGACTCCATTAATGTAACTATTTATCAGAATTCTCTGACTTCTTGGAACTTACTATTAATCGAACCAATTCGTTTCTATCAAATTCATTGCCTACAGCAGGTTTTCCTGCTGCATTGCCTAACTCAAAGTCTATTTGTTCTGCTCTTACCTTCTTAAGTTGTAGTTCAATCATCTTGAGTTTCTTATCTGCTTTTGCTACTTTTGCATCTAATGCAGTCCTTAACATCTGGCCTGCTACTTCAAATATTTTGCCAGCGTGCATATCAGGCACATTTGCACCCAACGAAATTAAATCCTCGAATGTTCTTTCAGCGCGGACAGACAATGCATCCATATCTGATTCAAATGTGTCTAAACCAGTTACTGTTGGTAAAGCATAATCGATTTTTTCTGCTGTGGTTAGTGCAGAATATATTTCTTTTGCATCAACCATTAACTCGTCTTTTGTCTTTATGACAGCAGGTGGTTCGGCAGGTGGTAAGTTAAAAAAGTCTTCAAGTGATGTAGTTGCCATTATTTCCTTCCAGGATGGTGGTATATATGATTTTCATTCATTATTCTAAATGTCATCCCGTGAGCCTTAGCAAATACGTTTGCTGCTGCCCATTTAAATGTATTCAACGCTACAGCCATTTTCGACCTTTGCGATTTAGCCTGTTCAAGAAATGTTTCATGAGCCGGCTTAACTTCGATAATTTCCGCTTTTTTCTTCCCATTGGCATCCACATAAGTAACAACAAAATCAGGTATATACACGGTGTATTTACCCGTAAATGGATTTTGATAAGGAATTTTAAGGGATTCACTTGCCCAGTTTGTTATATTAGGGTTAGCATCAAACATCTGCATGACCTTGAACTCCCAACTACTGCGGAAGTAGATAGGATATGTGCCTACATATTTTTCTGGATGGGCGGGTTTATATTGCCCTTGGACATATGAGCTCATGCTAATGGATCTAGTATAACTAACTGTGGAATGGTACCTGTCATCCGCCACATAATATTCCCTTCATGCAGATCTACCATAAAATCTTTATTATTATTTCTTAAAAAACTAATAGCATCTAATGCTTGTTTAAGTTTCGCATCTTTAATAAAATCATTTGGGTTTCTTACACCTCTAGATAACCGCAGGATAATAAAATCACCGTATAAGGCATATCTATATTCATCTAACTTTGGATCATTTTTTACAGACTCATCTAAATCTTTACCAAACATACGCATACATAAAGATGACATTACCGGTTCATTACCTAATATCATTTTCGAAGTAAACGTTACCAAGTCTTCCATATTAACACGATAATGTAGTTTATCATCCGGACCTTTCATGATTTTTAAATCATGTATAATCGGAAGATAGGGATTCACATCACCAATCTTCGCTCTGTGATTCACTTCACGCAACCAACTTAAATAACCATCATCGCTTATATTATCAGTGGGAATCAAGGCGCCACCTGGCATAGAAGCTGCTCTACCTAGCTTTGTTATCTGATTTAATCGTTTCGGTGAATTCATGTTGTATGCCACACCGAAAGATCCACTGCCTTTATGGTCCGGCTTGGTTGCGGTTCTTATACGACGAGAGTGAGTTATAAAGTCTCGATTACTCTTAACTGGTGTAAAGTCGATTAATTCGCGTAGAAGCATATTATTCCTTTATTTCTCTTGCTACTAAGCTGTCTGCATTTATAGCAGTTGTCACAGTGCTTATTTGATGCGATGGATCTCTTAGTTGATTAAATAATGCTATAGAATCATTACTTAGTGATAACTTACCTAATATATTTTCAGTATCTAATAAAGTCTGCGGAGTAATGGCTCTTGCTGTGGAAATATCCATTATGATAGATGCCAATGAATCTGCAAACGCTGCACTTGCACCACGAGATAAGAAATAGCATCTTGTAAAGTTATAGTTGTCGGGAGAAAAACTTCCTGCAACATTATTTGGATCGTATTGAGAATCTACAGGAATATAAGTTGTTGGTCCCATTGCATAGGTAAAAGTATTCTCGGGTTGACCTGTTACATTTTTGACAACTTTCTGAGTTCCTAAATATGTTAATATTTGAGAACTGAATCTACCAGTGGAAGCAACATTGGTATTAGACACTTGATTTACCTACCCTATTTATATCTTTATACTGTGTAGAACTTTGCACAGCGGTTGATCCAAACGAACGCGACTGTACTGCCGGTGGTGCAGGGCTGGTTGCTGGTTTAGGAGAAATATTTGCCATACCGTTTAGCACGCTTGCGCTAACTGGCCGCACAACTTTATCCGATAAGAATGATCCTGTTACCTTACCTATGGACGATTGCACGTTCTTACCTACACGCTGCAATATAGGATTGTCAGATTGTAATAGTGGATTATTAGATTCAACAAAATCCATAAGTGTTGCATTAAATGCAAGGGAGGGTAGTTCTAAAAACTCACCGTGTTCAAATGGTTCTGTAGAAGACCTATTATCGGTTGTTGTGCTGCCTAACTTCATATTTTGTATTTCGTAATACGCATATTCATATTCTATAGACATAGTTATTTCTATTGTCTTATCAGTTGATGCATAGTTAAGTGTATCGTGGTTGAATGATGCTATACGTGGATTTACTAAAGTTACTTTATTAAATCTACCGCCATGCACCTGAAATATATCTATTGATTGTATTAAATTGCGGACATCTTTTACTCTATCTAAGTTAAATCCGAAGTTATGATTATCGAGTGTGTCTGTAACAATATTCTGTATGGCACTCTTTTGCCCCAATGTATTTGTTGGGGTAGGTTTTGCGGCAGGTTGGGTACCATTTATTAAATTCTTTACGCTTGTTGCTAAACTTGTTATATTAGGATTTATGGAAGGTGTTATATTCTTTATTAACTCTTCAACAGTCATAGGCTTTTTCTTACCAGGTGGTGTAATGGCTTTATTATTTCCCGGTTCTTCACCATCAGAAAAGTAGTATCTATAATACATTTCCCAAAATTTTAAAGTCTTTCCATCTGCAACATCATGGAATACCATTTTAATCGGGTTGAATTCTATTTTTGTTTGGCTCAATCTCTTTCTGTTGTATTGATTTAATGCAGTTGTCTCTATCTTCATAGAGGGCATCTCAATGCTTTTTACAAGTGGTGTAACTTGAGACCACGATGCAGTATTGAATACAGTAGAAATATAATCTTTTGCGGTGCCTACATTGGCAAGATTTATGTTTATATAAAACTCAAAAGGAAATCTCGGCTGATTTGTATATAACGACTTACCGTCTTGGTTGAAGTTATATGTAGCGTGCCTCGGACTTTTTTCGTAAAAGAATCCTGCACCTGTTAGTGTCGTGATTAAACTTGAGAATGATGGCATAGTGTGTTATTTATCTTCTTTTGGTTACCATATTCTGCTTCCTAATATATGCGTCCGCAGTTGTTTTTCTAAGCCATTTGACAAGCTCAATTCCTTCTTGGAGTAGTTTAATCTTTTCTTGTTCTGTTAACTCCTTCTTCAGTTCTGTTATTTTTTCTTTATTCATTTATCAGTTCTCCGTCCTTATTAAAAATCATAAACTTAAAGTTATAGCCTGCATCGATGCAGGCTTGACGTTTAAGGAGATTTGTGGTATACCATTTCTGCTGACTGCTATACGTCCACAGAGACTTTACCTCTATTATGAGATTTTCCTCTGGAATATAAATATCCGGATAATACCTGTGTTTCTTACCATCTACTTCTACATAATATATAGATGGAAGGGAGGGGTTTATCCATAATTCATCCTCTGTATATGTTTTTAATAATAGATTTATGCACTTATCTTCATACCCCTGTACCTTAACTATCTTGCCGGATGGCAACACATAATCTTTCTTTAAATAATATCTATTTTTATCAAATATATCTTTAGATTGCATAACATTTTCCGAACCATATTTTTCAAGGCAGGTATCGATTGATTTCTTTCTTACTACTTTATTTTGCTGCGGCGCCGATACACCATATTTTTCCATACATGTATTCTTGGATTTCTCTTTTAACTCTTTTAATCTCTGTGGTTTTTCGACACCATATTTTTCTAAACATGTTTGTTTGGATTTATTTTCAAATTTTTCAAGTAACTGCGGCGTGGCGGTTCCGTGTCTTTCTATGTTTGTGTCTTTTATTTTCTGTCTGAATTCTGCTATATTCATTGCATTCGTAATACCTTCTCCATATTTTTCAGTAAACGACTCTTTGATACGATCCTTTATTATGTCGGCCTTAGATGGATTGGTAACACCGTATCTTAACAACGAAGTTTGTTTTACCTTTTCAGAAACACCTAAACGACGACAGGAAGAACAGCAATATTTTTTATACTGCCCATTCTTCCTGTGTTCTGTTATTATTATTCTACAATCTTTATTATTACATTTCTCACCATTTGCCATAAAATACCCTTACTTTGTGTAATGTATTTATGACATATATTGGAAATAATCATGCGAAAGTGGTTCCACCGGTGGGTGATGCTATATTCGGGAACGGATTACCGCCCACTGTTGTTCCGTTGTTTGTATTTGGACCAGATACGTTTGTTGCATTATCAAATCTAATTGTTAATGTAACTTCATGGATATCACTACTCGAGAAGTCACCATCACTGTACTGTACATCCTTTAACCAGCATCCATCTAACACCCAAGATTCTAACTGCTCGTTATCTGTACCGTCCATTGAGTGAATTTCCATTGCAAACTTGTAGTTTATGCCGGCTACAGCACTTGTTTGTTCGAAGTGATTCATTTGTTTCTGTACCTGAGCACCTACAGACGATATAACTGCATTAGTAATATCATCTCTTAGCTTAATTTCGATAGTTTCAAATGTATGTTTTCCAGCAATCCATGCAACAGAATTGTATGAGTGCATTTCTACTTCTGCATATGATATCTTAGGACGAGAGCATGTGATAACATTTTGTGTCATTTCTCGCAATCCGTTATTCTCGCCAAAATTTTGCCAAACAACCCTGAAACGATATTTCTGTTTTGGGTGTAACATACCAAGTTTGTTTCCATCTAACGGAACACCGAATTTGGATAAATTTGCCATTTATATTCTCCTGCTTAAAAGCTAATACTATTTATCAAATTTATGAATTTTTTATCATATGGTATAATAGTGCTTGTTTATCAAGTATTTATCAAAAAAGAGGATATCTTTTCCTACAGGAAATGTATGTTTATGGAGTTATATCACAAATAAAGGGACCGTCGGTCCCTTTATTTTCATTTATTATCTGCTTACGCTGATAAAGATGCGCCTGTGTTCTTAATACGCACAGGAATGTAAATAAACTCAACTGCTTTAACAGGCTGAATTGCAATATCAATCCACAACTCGTTCCTATCTATACGAGTAGGTGTATTATTGCTTGTGTCGCATACAACCAAATAGTCATATAAACCACGCAAAGTAATCAACTCTGATAAGAATCTATCAAATGCATCCTTAGCAGCCTTTCTTGTAACAGAATCATTTGGCTCAAATAAGAATGGTTGAGCTAACAAGTTAAGTTGATAGCGCAAATAGTTTTCTAAACGAACTACATTGATACGATCTGTTGCACTGGAGTAAAGCTGGCGTGTTTTTTGTCCAAATATTACAACTCCACCCGATGGCATAGTTCTAATAGGGTTGATATTATTTTGATATAATATATCTCGCTGTCCTTCACTTAGCTTAACAGTTATGTATTGTCCTGTGCTGTTTACATAACCAACTGATGTAGCATTATTTACAACACCGCGTTGTAATCCTGCTGGTGCAAACCACGGATACGCCACTTGGTCGTTGTATGCAATAGTACGCAATGCCATGTGTGATGGTGGAACAACAACGTCTGTGCCATCTACATTGGTTGCCAATCCACTTGGATACCAAGATGCGAAGTATTTACTTGCTGAAGTTAATCCATCTGCTCCGTTACCGTATGCACTATTACTATTTGATGCCCATGCCTGCAATGTTGTGCCTGTTGGAGATAAAGTAAATGGAGAGTCACCAACAACGAATGCAGTCATTTGTCTATCTTCGTTTAATAACAACATTTCATCTATCGCTTCAACATATCCAGGTGCTGCAATCAGGTTAAAATATAAATCTTCTGAACGAACTTCTTCGTTAGAAGTAATCATTTCTTGGATTGCTCTTACAACACAAATATTTTGTGCTGCTGCGCCCATATAAGGCACACCGCCTACATTGTTACCGGAGTATGTAACCCAACGACCTAAAGATTCGCTGTTTGTGTTGTCTGCTGCTGCTGCAACACCACCATAAGAAAATGTAGAATTCCATTGTTTTACATTATTTGTAGAATAACGAGTATTCCATAATAGGAAACCACGTGGATATAAATCAGCATCGGGACGATCTGGATCTAAGTCCGGTGTTGATGCAACTTCGCCGTTATTAACACCTGTGTTGGTGCCAAATAATGGGCTCGGACGTGCATCTGCAAAAATAATACCATTTGGTGATGTTTGATCTGTATTATCAACCAATGACCATGCTGTACCAGACCAACGTTTAATAACAGGATATGGTGCTAAATCTGTATCAACCCATATATCACCTGCTACCATAGTTGGTGCTGTAGGATTGTCTCTTGGATCACCAGATTGTGCAAATAAGGTGTATGCATCGCCGGCAATAAGAACATGGCCCACTGCTGGTGGCGCTATTTGTCCAGGTAACACAACATTGTCCCAAGTACCGTTACCCGTACATACCAATACGTCTACTGTAGAAAATCCTGCACCGTTAATACCTACTTCGGCATTAAACCATAATGTACCTGCTGTAGGACCTGCCATTGGCATAGTCGAAGATCCGATTATTGTGGTTACAGTGCTGTACGCTTCTGCATATGCTGTTCCTACCTTAATAACAAGCGTATTTCCGGAGGAATAATCAGCAAATAGCTTACCTGTAGCACCTGTTGTACTTGTTGCATAATATGCATCAGCTGCAACCGAGTCAGCTAACACAGGCACAAGTTGTTGAGCAAACTGCGAAGTTGTTGCGCTCATTTTAAGCAATACAATATCTACGCCTTGTGCTGCTGCACCAGTCTTAACCCAATATTGTTTAGTGTTGCTTATTAAATCTGGCCATACAGGTGTAATAATGATACTATCTAAGTTGGTTGCACCGCCTGTACCGCCTGGTGTAACACCTACTGTCGTCATCTTCACCCATGCACCAAGATGTGCAATCCAATATGCTAATGTACCTGTTGCAGTTTCAAACGATACCGCAATTTCGCCGTCAACATTAATGATGCCGTTGGATGGTGTATTTCCTGTTCCTGTGGAAAAGTTAACCACATAGTTCGGTGTTACCTTAACCCAGGATCCCGATGCTCGACTAAATAATCCAAAATCTGTACCTGTAGTCTGCGATTCATCTAACCAGTATGTTCCTGCAGGCGATGCACTTGCTGGTTGCACAGATGTAGCAGCAAGTTGGGCCGTGTCAATGTTTGCACGAGCAACTCTTGCTAGGTTTGAGCTGCCTAAATAAGAATAAGCTGCTAATAATCCATATTCATTTAATGGATAACCATTAACTGACGAACCGCCAATGCTGTAAAACATAGGGTCGCCAAATGTTTGCACTAAATCTCTTTGTGATGTGATTGAATAAACTTTTCCTGCATTGGCTGCAAGAGTACCTGCGGCAACTGCTGTTCCGGTAGGATCGCTTTTATTTTCTTGTGTGGCTATAAAAATCATAGGCACTGTTCCTGGGCCGGCGCCGACATTAACCGACTGGTCTGTAACTGTGATATTTGAGCCTGGGGATACTGAAACTGCCATATTATTTAACTCCTATTGAAGATATTCTTCTTGTTGCTAGTATTTATCAAGAAGGGTGTTAAACATGCTGCAAATAAAGCACCGAGTTATAATATATGCGCTAACACTTCCTTCACCTGTGTTTCTAGGGATTCCAATGTGCTATCGTTATTTATCTCATGATCTATTTTGGAACCAACCCACGCCCATTCACTTAGGTGTGCAGCTGAATAAGTCTTTGCCATTGCTGCTTTAGCAATAGAGTTTCCACGGTTTGCTAATATAGCAGTTTCGTACCAAACCGGTGCTGGGCCACGGTTTACTTTAATCAATGTCCCACCTTGATCTTGAATGAACTTAATCTCGTTAGGAAATCTAACATCGCTGATAACAACATTTTTATCAGGATTTTTATATATTCTGTTCCGTAATGTTAGAAACCATAAGTCTTGATGGAAGTTGTTACGCAATGCATCGGTGCCGATTACTTGTAATGCAAGTCTTGGACTAAAGTTAGGCATACCGAGCTGTTTAGACCACCAAGGATCAACTGCTTCGCGCCATTCTCTTGATTCTTTTGTATCACCTTCCAGCATATTGCGTGGCCAATCAAACATTACCGCACACGCATCTTTCAGACTTGTTGCAAAGCTGTCTTGTCTAAAGTTGTAATCACTTACCAGTTTAGATGCTACAGTACCTTTACCACTATTAATAAATCCCAGAATACCAACAATTTTAGCCATTAAACACCCCTAAGTTAACGTCTATGTAGTTATACATAAACTGCTTAGAGGGCTGCTAATCTTGTTACGGAGCGGACATTATCCGATTATGAAGCTGTATCCGTCGCCGCTTGTAACCATATTGAGTAACTCTTTTTCAAGTTTATCAATTTCAACTTGTGCCTCAGTCTTTAGTGCAGCACCGTTTAATGTAACACTGCCATTAGGGCCGGCAAAGCCACTGGAAAACTTATCTCTTGCTTCACCTAACATATACTTTGCTTTTGCTGAAGCATAGGAAAGTAACCAGAGACCTGTGTATGGATCATTTATAATATCATCTTCCGATTTTTTCACATACACCCTAACAGAAACTTCCTCATCTGCCCTTGGGCGGCGAATGATAGTTAGTTTATGTGAATTGACATCCCACGTAAAGTTCATCTGACTTGCAAACATTCTCTCTGCAGTCTCTAAGTATCCATTATACAGGTCCCAGGTCGCTAATCCACCAGATCTATTTGGTTGTAACATATAGATATTGTAGAATGCAGCATCAACCGGGTCAAAGTTTACCCCGCCGCCGGTATATGCACCGACACCGCGACGGTATAGACGTCTCACTTCTTGCACTTCATCTGGTAGAGTGTACTCTGAAATGTCTCGTGTGATGTGTAGGAAAATATCTTTCTCAAGTAGCGAACCGTCCGATTGCTGACGCAACTTTAGGAGCCCCACGTTTATTGCAAGATTCAAGTGATCGGGATCTAATTCAACATCGACCATTTGCGAACCGAGTGTTAACTCGATTTGCCTCATTAATAAAACTCTTGGTGTAACTTGTGCGGACATAACGTATCATCTCTCCAGTGCTACGTTATTTATCAATATCCTAGTGTTGCCTTCTTCATTACCATTGCATCATCTAACGCATTATGCACATCATACCCGAATTTAACAACAAGTGCTTCTTCGACCAAATCAGATACCCTAACTGGTATGCATATTTTTTCTAAGTTGGCAGGCCATAACGGCGATATTAATCTATTTAGATGTGGAATATCCCATCCCGGATTATCAGATGCGATAGTGCATGGACAGTTTCTATCTTCTATCCAGTTAGCAATAGCAAAAGAACATTCATGATGTGTCATTCTGTTTTTACCACGCAATAGTGGTAATACATCTGTCTTGACAAAATCAGAACAATCTTTCAACTCATATGTGTCCGTTAGTTCGGCATAGAAATAGTTCTCATCCTCATCAACCAAAGCAATGCTGATTAGCTTATTGCCCGGTATTAGATCAGTGAATTCTGTGTCTAAAAATAATCTCATTTATCAATTCTTAAAATAATATGGTGTTCGTTTAACTTACCAGAACAAGGAATATCTACTGTTGTTAAATCCTTTAAAAAAGTGCGAAGTTTAACCTTACTTGCTTTTTTAAAGTCTGCTAACGCTTCTGCGGGCTTCCGTAGTGTTTTTTCTGCAGAATCTGGCGAATAATTCAACAGGCTTGCACCCTTAACACCCAGGCCGCCAGCGTCTAATGCTTTGTACTGCGCTAACTTGCGAGTTTTAACTGAATACAGCCATACTTCCTTGCTGCCGATTATCTGTGTAGGATTTAAGCTAACAAGGCCTAATGCCTTATCATCCTTTTTATATTTCAGTCTTGACACAACTTTATCTGCAGACACCAGTTTCTTTTTACGTGGTGCGCGTTCAATCTTGGCTGATTCTTGCATCATGCTACACGCTTTCAATAAGTTCTTATGAAACGTGTCAAACTTCTTCAACTCTGCTTTTGTATAGTTGGAATATGCTTCTACCAAATCCTTATCTTTACCTTGAAATGCTTCTTCTATTTCTTTTGCACGCTTTTCAAATGTATTTTGCATATACCTCATATGCGGCGCCTTTAGATCAGACGACTTATACAGATTTACAAAATCCTCAACCGTTTTGACAGATATCTTTTTATCCATCATAAAGTCATCTATCCACCCTTCCACTTCTCCGGCCACCTCGGCGGCTTTTTCGCGGATGCGATCTTGTATGGAAATAACCGTTTTAACCGGTACAGCAGATTCGTCAATACCGTGTTCCTTTCCGATACTGTGCCTCGATTCCTTTTCAACATACGCAAGCCGAGCTTCTTCTTCATATATGACTTTTTCCAGTGCAGGCATTAACTTAGGCATTATATCATCGGGGATATCACAACCATGATTAAGCAGATACATATACTTACCAACTGTTGCAAATCGGTTTTCGTGCATGTCTATAATCTTTGGTAATAATGCATGAGCAGGATTTATAGAACGTAGATATTTTATAACTTCCTTTTTCAACTCAGTTGCAGACAACTCGTAATGAGCGTACAACATTGCGCCGTGAAAGTTTCTTCTAAAATGTTTGTTTGTTTTTACAGTGTATTCAAAGTCTGGTTTAGGCCAACTCACGAATACCCCTGCAGATTTCTTTGCTGCCATTTTTATCCTTTTGTGATTAACTATTTTAGCATAGGCTAAAAATAATCGCAACTAATATTGGTTAGCTGCTCAGCGGATATTTATACAATGGCTTATTTTAATGGTCGGATACAGGCTTCTTATGTTTCTCTCTGCGAGTAAACTTCTTTTCTGTATGGGCACCTGCACCTGTTTTAGGAGCATTTTTCGCTACGAAATTTCGAGGTGTGGAGGCTGGTACTTTCTTCTTTGTTTTTGCTTCAAATAATTCAAATAATCTCATATCACACCTTATAAAGATAGGAATCTATCTTAAAATAATCATATTTCTATGATTGATAAATAGTTCAATGTATTTATCATATACTTATTATATTTCAAATAATGAAACCGGGCAGTTCTATTACGGATCTAGATTTAAGAATGTATCTCTTAAAAGAACTCCGGCAGATGATTTGTGGATTTATTATTTTACTTCATCGAAATATATAAAAGAACAGATCAACGAATACGGTAAAAGCTCATTCACTTATAAAGTATTATTAGAATCAGAAAATTATGACCATTGCTACTGGTATGAACAAGATTTAATTAAACTCAACATAGATAACAAACTATGTCTGAATAAATTCTATATAGATAATACCACTATGTCTCGCAAATTTTCACCGGCTGGCATACCTAAAACTGAAGCAGATAAGCGTAAAATGTCAATTATTATGGCCGGAAAATCGCCATCTAACAAAGGAAAGATTACAGGAGAACAAACATCCATTCATAGAACAAATATTTCAAATTCTATGATTAGGCACTATAATACATTAAGAGAAAACGGTATATCACTAAATAAGAAAACTTCTTTTTTAAGAAAAAGATTAATTCCATATGATGTTATCATAGATACCGTAAATAAAGTTGGATTTAAATTGGCAGCAATAGAATTAAATGTGCCGGTTGTAAATTTGCGAGCCAGATATCATTATGCAATTAATGTATTGAAAAGGTAAAGAGCAGTAGCGAATTGCTCTTTACCTGACGCCTGCATTTTACAACAGTAATCACAACCGGTCCTAAGATAGTTGTTGCTTATATTTATCAAATAGAGCCGTAATTCTTTCTTTCGTATTAAATGTCATAACATTCATTTCATATAGCATATATTCTTGCATAGAAAGAAAATATGCCATAGGTGTTTTGGCTTTTAATACTTTAGTCATATGCCAATTTCTCATTATTCCTGAACTCATTTTGTTTCCTCGTAGTCTATATATTTATCGAGCACTTCTCTTATATTTAATTCAATCAAAAAATGGGGTAAGAATTGCTCCTTACCCCACCATGTGTTCCTGGACTCCCCAACGGACTTTAACATCCTACCCAAGATCCCCATCCTGTATTAGCGTTTCCTCCGCAGTTACATTTCCCTTGGTAGAAAAAAGTGCTGCTCTGCCTTTTATAAGCACATGTATGCCATGCACGGCATTTAGTACATAGGTGCTGCTTAATGGCTACAGGTGCACGACCGGCGCTACCACACCACACATTAACTCATTTTAGTATGCCCATATTGTAATATGCTTCACATTGAACATGCGCTAAAACTTCTATCTTCTCATCATACGAAACTTCATCAACCGCTTGCTTTTTTCCGTATAACTTTAATAATATATTATCAAAGTTGCGGATTAATCCGTATAGTGTTTCTTTCATTATTTTTGCATACGGCCTTGACTGTTTTGCAATATAATCTTCCACACATACTTTAATCTTCGCTTCTTTGGCTAAATCCACTTGCACTGTAGGAGGTGTTATTTCTGGAAATATATCGTGTTCTTTTGCTACAGAACTAAACGACATACTTACCAAAAATAACACAGTAACTATGTGGAGGGACAAGCCCCTCACTTAGCTTACTCCGCTTCGTCTTCCGTTCCTGCATACACAATCTTCAGCATTGCTTTCTTTTGTGCAACATTCTTGGCTTGCTGTTCTTTCGCTTCTTCCAGTGTCAGATCAGTATATTCGACCCAACCACCATAGACACGAACCAAATCATACAACTGGTCATCTTCTTCATCAAAGTCAAAGACGTCTTCGTCGAACGAATCCAGGTCTGCTTCGGGCATTTGCGGCATCTTTGCAGCGTCTTCGGTAGGGAATGGCCATGCTGCTTCAGGCTTCAGGGTAGGCTTCGGCGAATATTGTTTGTTAACAACTTCCTTGAACTCTTCCTCTGGCTCGCCGCCAACTTGGCCGACCACTTCGTATCTGCAGCAACGGCCTTTGGCGCCGTTGTAGTCAGAAGGAATACTAACCACATCTGCCGGATTGATCTTCAAGATCATAACTGGCTGGGTTTGACTACCAAAGTGTGTCAAGTAACTTTCGCTACAGAAGTGCAAACCATCCGAACAAGTTTCATCCGGGTTATCATTTACCTGGTTACGCACCATCTCAACTACCTGCCCGATGCTGTTGTCAAACTTGCCAGAATGTAAATCCATATAGTTGTAGTTTACCTTCTTAAATGCAAGGAAATAGCCATCTTCTGTGATTGGCAGGCTATTCTTTTCCAAGAAACCATATAACTGCTCCACAGAACGCTTAGACGGATTGTCCATCAAGTTTTCCATAAATGCAATCATCGGATCAACAGGGAAACCTTCTTGATACATTTCCAACATACGCACAGACAATGCGTTATGGAACGGTTCATCTTTCCACATAACAACGCCGTCTTCCACGGAAACATTGCCTTGGCCAAAGTTGATAATAGCCTTTGTGGGCTCAACCAACTCTCGCAGTTCGTCCCAATCGGACTCTTTCAAAGCAGCAACAATCTTCTCATAGTTCATATGAGTGTCACGGCTGATAGTGTGACTTTTTCCATCCAATACCAAAATAATGTTTTTGCCTTGCAGCAAATAAGCCGGAGTAGAGTTCATAAAATACCTTTCTGTGTAATGTTATATTATATACTAAAAAATCTGCACTGTCAACTATGGTTGTTACTTAGAATCGACCAAAGTAACATAGTCAGCAATAGCATCATTCGGGGCGCCTGACAAGTGTTGAAGTAACGGATATTTAGCCTTTATTGCTGATACCTCGTCATTTATTGATTTCTTTATCTTATCAACCTGCACTGTCTTACCATATTTACCGCACAAAGTAACAAGCGAATCTAATCCGTTTGTTGATTTTGCTCCGGCAAACTTATCAGCAAATACAGCATAAGGTGATTTAGCAGAAACTTTCCTGGCAACTTCCTTACTAATGTATTTCTCATAACTGTAATGAGATAACATTGTTGATGCAACCATTGTAGAAATAACAGCATCAGATATCTTAGCAGTTTCTTTTGTTATGATATCATCTACCCATTTCCAGTTCTTTAACGGAGTAATGTCTTTAATGCGGCTCTTTTGCACACCAAAGATTTCAATGGTGGATAAATCTTTAATCTCTGACATATCCATTAAGTTCTTTATGCCTTTAATGTTATAGTCCTTGCCCAATACGTCAGTACTCGTAACATTACTTAAACATACATAGTTATATGTTTTCTTAGGAGATAACTCTTCCTGATAAGGAATCCATTGATAGTTATCCTCGCCAGAACGATATCTATCATGGTCTGTTTTCTTTTTAAGAATCATAATACCGCGATTAGATAATGCTTCGCGCTTAACTGGTTCTCTTTTCGCCATACTACTTGCCATAATAACAGTCGGCGGCTTATGCAGTTCCTTTAAGATCTTATCATACTCTTTCTGACGAACTGCTAAATCAGGGTCAGTATGCGATATACAATACACACTATTATTGGCTACAGGAGCCTGAGAAAAGTGGTATTGTGCTCTTGTCATTGCACCAGTCTTTAAGTCATTAAGTACAATAACTACTTCTTTTTCGACAGGAATAAGCATTGCCTGTGTATGTACACCTTTAACGGTTGCATATGTTTCGCCGATTTTATGACTTTTACTAATGCCGATATAACGCGCAGAAATATCAAGGTTACGATCTTTCAAGTCTTTAGCAGAAAATATAAATGACTTCTTACCATAATACTGATCTGGATCATATAACGGAAACTTAGTGTCGGCCGCATATTTCTTCACTGCGGAAGAATATAGTTTGGAACGTGCTTGTTCTGTCAAATAAAAGGCACGCTCCCATTCATCCTTAATAAGGTCTGCTTTGGTAGCAAGGTGCTTGGCCAAGTTTGCATTAAGCAAATCTAACTTACGCTTGATACTTGCAATAGTGATAGGAACATAACTAAGTTCTTCACGAGAGGCAGCAAAGTCAAGTTCGCCAATATTGAACTCTAACACTAACCCGCAAGATAACAGACTGTATGTATCGGGAAAATGCTTGTCTGGTTCCGAAATATTCAATGGATAGCAAATGTTACCCATTAACGCGATAGATTCGCCGTAGTTACTGTTAACAGTGTGGACACCCGGCACAATGTCTTTTTCGGTATATGCCACAGTTGAATGTGTAAACGATGTGCCTGTAACCTTTGGCTTATTTTTAAAATACCTAAATACCTTTTCTGCTTCGTATTTAAAACTATCGTAGTCGCGTCTATTAACGACGCTGAATTTTACTTCGACGCCGTTTCCTTCTGTGGTAGCTTCTGTATTCATTTCTGCAATACTTGGCACACCCATTTCGTTAATAAATGCGCTATAGATGCGTTTGATACCATCTTTAATAGCAGTGATGGTAAAATTCTCAGTATAACTGAACGGGCTTTTGGCACCGAGGCCAAGGGCGCCCACCAAATCATTCGAGTCTGTTTTTGTTGAAGTAAAATACGATGCATATATTTGAGATATGTCTTCGCCCGACAATCCTGTGCCAAAATCCTGCACAGAGAACCACGGTTCAAGCATTGTTGGCAAATGCACCTCAAACGGTATATCTGCCTTGCCGGCCGATATATGTGAATCTAATGCATTTGTTGAAAGTTCTCTTATAATAGCTTTGATTTTGTTGGAATATAAACCGGAACTAAGAATCTTAAAACTGTGCGCGGTGGCTTTAATCGTAAATGCTTGTGTGGACACCACATTAGTCAATACAGCATCGTTGATTGGAGCATTGTTAATAATCATTATTTTCTTTCTATAGTTAAATAATATACATATTATATAACAAAATAAACGATCAGTCAACCGGTATGCAGATAAATAGTGTAGTTCGCGGAATTGGCATTCCCAACTACTCTAATGCTTATAAGGAGCAATCAGTATGATTATTTATAAACTGTATGTTAAGACGCACAGGAAAACAGGATTAAAATACCTCGGTCAAACCAAAAAAGACCCACATATCTATTTAGGATCGGGCGGTGATTGGTTGCAACATCTTTCTCGCAATGGCAATGATGTGCAGACAGAAATATTATTAGAGACACCTAATACCGGCGAACGGAATTTCTGGGGAAGATATTATAGTACCCTTTGGAGAATAACCACTTCAGTTGACGATTTTGGTAATAGAATATGGGCAAATCGCATACCCGAGACCGGTGGTGGTGGTGGCAATACATTTATGACGCCCGAATCTGTTAAGAAACGAGCAATGACACAGACCGGCACAAAGAAGCCGGAAACACACAGAAAAAAGTGTTCGGTTCGTATGTTAAAAGAGCACCGTGATCCAAGTTCAGTATATAATAGCGAAAGTATTAAGTTAAAGAAATCTAAATCAATGAAATCTTGTCGGAGTGATAAAACTTCAGTATCAAAATTCAATACGGCCGAATATCATATAAAGATTAGAAAAAGTTGTAAGACCGGGTCAGCAAAATTTAGGTTGCATTATATAATATGTAATCCGGTTGGCGTAAGATACGACATCATTGGGTTAGTCGATTTCTGTAAAGAACATAATCTAAATAAAGGCGCAATGGGCGCAGTAACCCGAGGTGAAACTACACACCATAAAGGTTGGACCGGATATAAGGTGAAGTTAATATAGAATTGATAAATAACATACACTGTGGAAATAGTTCTACATTGAATGATGGAGATCCCCTATTTAGGGAGTACCCGTTCAAGGAGATTATCATGGGAAAACCCATTCAAAAGAAATGGTTCGGCGTTGCAACAACACCCGGATCACAAATCGTAGTTAGCGGCGTTAAATGGGCCGACGGAACTACAGCAACAAGCGATTACATTGTTAAACAAACAGGATCGCACGCTTATGTCGTAAGCAACGGAACAAAGAGCGAAACTTGTTTCATGGTCAATGCAACAGACGTAACTGGATTAAATCCGGGCGAATGTTTTATTTTAGCAACACCGTTTGGCGGATCTGCACGTCCTTGCAAAAAGATTATGCAATATCGTTTAGATTTATATGAGGCTGATGGATCGGTAGGTAACTATAGCTGGTCTGCTATTCCTGCAACAGGACTTGGCCAAGCTGACTTGATCGCTGGTGCTGGCGTTGGTGGTGCAATATTAACAGTAAGTGTTGATCCGGGTAGTGCTGGATATTTTACAGCGCCGTCTGTAAGCTTCACAGGTGGTGGCACAGGTGCAACAGCTCACGCAACAGTAGTGAATGGTACTGTAACAGCAGTCGTAGTTGATTTACCAGGAAAAGGCTATACAGCAGGAACAGTTGTATTATCGGCTCCACCTGCTGCTGTAACTGCTACAGCAACAGCACCAGTAAATAATGGTGCCGGTGGCGTAACATTGGGCGCACTTACTATGTTGGTCGGTGGTGGATTTTATAGCGCGATACCAGCTGTTACATTAGGTGGTGGCAATGGTGATGCCGTGGCTACTGCTACAGTGACAAATGGTGCAGTTACCGGTATTCTTGTTACCGGTGCTGGTACAGGTTTCGCTGGTGCTGTAACTGTTTCTGTTGCTGCACCTGCAGCAGCAGTTCAGGCTACTGCCACTGCTACATTTACAGTATAAGAAACTTAGCTCAAAAGAAAGCCCACCTTGTGTGGGCTTTTTATTGGTACCGCTACCAGGAATCTAACCCGGATCTAATCTATATGATGATAAATACATGTATGATTAAATATATAAACTGCTGCCATTGCGGAATACATACAGAATTACCTAAATCAAACCCTTATAAAAAGTTTTGCTCGATTAAATGTGGAGCATTATTTCAAAATAAAGATAAAATAAATCTGTTAGCGGTCGAATACGAAAAATCACCTAATATATGTTTCACATGCGAATGTAATCTGCCGTACTCGAAAAGACATAATAAATATTGTTCACGATCTTGTTCCGCGAAAACTACAAAAAATAATACTACTCACGGAAAATACATAATAATAGAGAAAGAATGTATTATATGCAAATCTATAACAACCAATAACAAAGTATGTTCGACATCTTGTAGGAAAGTTTTATTATCAAGACCAAGGAAATATTTTACAGAGGAAGAAAGATTACATGCTAAACGGGCAATACAGCGTGAAGCAAATGCTCGATATTGTGCCAAAAAGAAGTATAATACGCCAGTGGATGAAGATTTATCTGCTATAAAACTTTTTTACAGAAATTGTCCGATGGGATATGAAGTAGATCATAAAACACCTATATCTAAAGGTGGTGCCCATTCTTTAGTAAATATGCAATACCTTACTATCTCTAATAATAGAAAGAAACATGCTAAGTTAGATTGGTGCCCCGAAGACGAATCAAACGTCTGACCTTATTCTTAGGAGGAATTTGCTCTATTCACTGAGCTACCGGGGCCTATTCTATACGTTGAACTATAGCGATTTAGTTTTCTATTTGAGTAGTGTAATACTCGGGAGATTCGCTTATACGGATTAATGCTATCTCTCTTGCTTTGGCTCTATCATTAACTTGCTTTGTTTCAGCCATTATACCCCTTGCCAATTTCACTACTAAGTCCGTATATGTTAAACTATGTTTTTCTTTAACTTGGTCGAAAGATACCGTTGCATAGTCATGTGCTTCGTGCTCTCTTGTACCCATCTACACACCTGCTAACGTCTGTCGCAAACCCATATATCCACCTGGTACAAAATCACCATTAATAAAAATCTGCGGGATTGTTCTGACTTTGCTTCCGATTCGTCCTTCCAATGTCTGCAAGTTTTCAGGGGAGCCAACATCTATATAGTTATACTCTATATCACGTGTTTCGCATAGTTGAACTGCCTGTGTGCAATAGTTGCACGAACTTGCCCCATATATCTCTACTTTCATATTTGTTCTCCTTGGTTACTTACTTACCTAAAACTATTCACTCTAATCTATAAATGCCATAAATTCTAACCGACCATCCGGGTACTCAAATAGACCCAAAGAACACCCTGCTGTTTGCTGTCGATGGTGTTTTGGAAACTCTGTTACCTTTATAACAAGCACATTTTTTCTGTATGTTTCTGTTATTTTTATTACTTCCCCTTTGTATCCTTCGAACTGAAGTTTACTCCCTTCTTTATAATACGATGCCATTATTCCCTTTATTTTGCTGACTTGCAGCTATCATTTTGTTAGCAATTTCATTTGCTACCTCGTCTGCGGTTCTTCCGCCGCGTTTTGTATATTCTTTTAGTTGGTCTTTAATCCACTGTGGGAAATGAGATCCTGTTAAAGCATCTATATCAGCATCGGAATAGTTAGCTATATTATCCATCACCTTTTGTAGGTCGGGTTTCTTTTTCATTTTCTTAAAAAAGGTATCTTTACTTAAATAACTTCTCATTAATACACTACTTTATCATTGTTATATTCAAAACAATATACATTACCTGTGCTATATTGATTGTTATACGCAGTAACTAAAGAAAGATCAGAGTCTTTATAGAAATACATCTTACTATTATAGATGAAAATAATAGCCATATAGTCCAGCTTCTTTATTTTTACTACCTGTTGATAATCTTCGAACTTTTTATCTACGGTAAAATAGAATTTTCCATCTATTAGGTATGCCCTTTTCTTAACCTTGGCATCAACAGCGAAGTTTTCTCCCAATTCGTTATAAACTATAAAGTCTGGAATGACTACAGATCCTTTTGTTCCTATCATACGCGGTCCGCCACCGTCTTTATACTTCTGGCGCCTGCAGTCTTCTACCCAGTCGTTATGCTTTGTTAGCCAGGGATAGATCTTGTCTTCACCTGCAATACCCATTGCAAGTTTTTCTTCGAAGTTATTTCTTAATCGCATCTCTCACTCTCATTAGTGTAATACCGAGTAAGTTCTGACCGCGCCAAGTTGACTGGTCTAATGCGCGTGGATCATCTTCTGCTAGCCCTATACCCCATATTCTATCAACAGGACTTGCTTCTACAATAATAGTATCGCCTGTATTCAGTAATGCTTCTTTCAATAAGGGATTTTGATTAAACTTTTCAAATAATCCCTCAACCATTATATCGACTCGTTTTTCAGCCCATACTGCTTCGTCGTAGTTTGCAACCATTCTACCTAAATCTTTCTGCTCTTTAGGATTACCGGTTAATAGGATGGCATGAGCAGTATTAACATCGCCAAATAGCATAGCTTTTTGATACATCATGTATTGCTCACCTCGGGAAAATGTGATACCGTTGTGTGTAAAAATGCTAGGATACCAGTTGGAGAAAGGCGACCTATTCTGCCAAAAGAAGGTAAAGTTGTGTGTCATTGTTTGCTTTCGTAGTTAATGCTGGTCCGGCGTAGTGGAATCGAACCACTGTTTATTCTTTAGAAGAGAACTGTATTTTCCACTATACTAACGCCAGTATATTATTTAATTCTTGTAACTCGGTGACTACCCTTGATGAATAGGTGCCAGTATTTACCTTTTGATTCTGCGCCCGACCATTTTTCAAATGCAGCGCGAGTAATACCAAATACACTGAATGCCCTACCATTTGATAACTTCATTGTTACCCGTTTGTTTGGCCGGTTATGTATTAGTTCAGAAATCCAGGTAGATGCTACACGCTTTTCTAATAACAGTTCTATTATTTTCATTTCTTCTTTTGCTTTATGCCGGCTAAGTCTTTCATTCTTTGCAATTCGGGTGTCAACATATCAGGTGTTTTATCAGGGGCGGGTAATGCAAGTGGTTTATCATCGTCTGCATATTGTACAGGGCCCATATCTATCGGTTCTTGTTTATCTTGTTCTTTATCAAATGGCTTATTTACATACTGTTTAAGTTTAACAGCGGCAAGTGCGGCAAGTCTAGCAATGGTAGGCAATATACCGGCTGAACTACCGGCTGTATTAGCAGCCGCTAATACATCTTTAGCTGACTTAACGACTTCGGGCGGAATTCCTGTCGCATTATTTATAATATCTTTGGCAGAAGCCACTATAGATGGTATGCCAGCTGGAATACCGTCTGCTGTGTCCGACGATGCATCTGTTGGTTCATTTGCTAGTTCAGCCGAGCGTATATTATTATCGTGTGTTGCTTGTAAATGCCTTTCTTCACGGTCTGCATCATATGCAGATTTTGCACCAGTATACGGAGGGACAGAAGCTGGATTAACGGTACCTTTGCTGGGCACATAGTTTAGATATTCGTCGACTCGTTTCCCTGCCTTTATCATTTCATCTGCTGTATATGTATCATCTACACCCTGACATAAACTATCAGACGGGCTACCCTCTATTGTAATAGGTTTTCCGTTTTTATCAAAAAACGATAAAATACCGTGGTCATTTAAGCACTCTACATTACCTGTATTTGCAACCAAAAACGGCACACCATTAGGTGATTTTCCTATATAAAAATGTTTACCCCACGGAGTAAGTCCAGTCTTATTATTATCGGCTATTGAGGTTACATCGTTTACACCCGGTGACCAATGAGATATATCGTCGTCGTATTCGCGATGATCCCACCCTTTTTCCGCATATTCCTCGGCTTCAGAACTATTCCATGCATCTGCATCCTCTTTAGCAGCACCCAAGAACTTACCTGCAGACTGGACTAAGGCAGATGCTATTGCTGACGCTGGCAAACTTCCGGTAGTTGCTGCTACCGCACTGGCAGGGCTCAACACACTAGCTGCGGTCCCTTTTGCTACAGTTCCCACAGTGCTTGCTAACCCTGGATGAGCTGCAACTGCTGCGGCTGCGCCAACTTTTCTTAAGAAAGATCTGCGACTAGGATTATCGGGCTCGCCAGCCTCAAGTATTTCTTTTAAGTTCATCCAGTATTTATCAAAAATGGCGGAAGATAATAGAATCGAACTATTGCCTATTCATCATAAGCAGGGCGGTTTTCGAGGCCGTTTAACTCCCAGAGTACCTATCTTCCATTTCAGTATAGCTTAATAATGCCTACCAAGGTCTCAAAGGGAATCGAACCCTCCAGTTTCATTTTCAAGTTGAATTAGTTTTTGTTGCTGAAACTATACTTTAAAGTTGGTACGAGCGGAGAGGATCGAACTCTCTCAAGAACGCTAATCTGGCGCTAAAAGGTTTATAAGACCTCTCTGACTTCCAAGTCTCGCTCGCATATTCTTTTACTTCTTTTACTTCTTGCGCGAAGCCCACCATGTTTTAACCTGATTCCAGATCATGATCCAAAATGGTGCAAATGCTGCGCCTACTGCTATACCTATAATCAAGTTTAACATAATCTATCTCCTGTGCGTTATACGCAATATTATTTATCTTTACTAAAATGGAGCGGGATGGGAGAATCGAACTCCCGACTTCAGTTTGGAAAACTGAGGTAATGCCATTTTACGAATCCCGCGTATTGGTGCCCTTAGTCGGATTCGAACTGACCACCTACTGATTACAAAACAGTTGCTCTGCCAAATGAGCTATAAGGGCTTAATCTTATTTATACGTTTATTATACAACTAAATGTATTATTGGTCAACTACACCAATCGGACTTTGGACCTATTCCTGTATATGGCCGAGCAAGACTATTCTTAAGCAGTTCTGCGCCAACATCTACGTTAGCAATAACCACTATTCCGTCTATGCGGCCGCCATATTTGTCCCATTTAACATTCTTAACTGTCATTGTAGTTTCTTTACCAACCAACGTTTTAACAAATGCTTTTGCTTCTAACCCCTTAGCTTTCTCGGCAGGGCATTTAGCAAGATAGGAAGTTTCGGGAGTATCTATTCCCAATATTCTAATCGATACATTACACAAAGGGCAGGGTAATGCAAGGGTGGAACTTATTGTGTCACCATCTACTACAGCCCTGATTGGTAATACCAAGTTGGCGGCGGAAGCGCATACAGCAGATAAAAATGCAACAGTAACTAAAAACCTTTTCATAATACTCCTCGGCCAAAAATAAGCCCTCATGATATATATTTATCATAAGGGCGTATTCGGAGTATTTCTACTTACTTTGCAGCAGATGCTTTTACAACTGGAGCGGATGCTTTCTTAGCAACCTTAAGTTCTTTGGCTTTCTTTGCTGGTGCAGAAGCTTTAACAACTGGTGCGGAAGCTACCACAGCTGGTGCAGATGCCTTAGCGACGGGTGCTGTAACTTGTGCAGATGCGGCAAACGATGCGGCCAAAACAGCCAATACTAAAAGAGATTTCTTCATAATGTTCCTTGATGTGTTAATGCGAGTAAATCGCGTAGTTATTATTTATGCCTTACATACGATTATAACGTAATAATCACGATTGGGCAACCTATCCAATATAGGCCCGCATAATGCGGGCCTATATGAACTCAACTTACTTAAAAGTCGTAGCGTTCGACCATTACAGTCTTCAACATAATGCTGATCGGTGTCATTTCTTCTCCACCTAACACTGACTTAACAATGCTTGGCGAGAATCCAGACACTAATGCAGCACCTACCTTGTTGTAGGTAACCGGGCTGTTTCCAGCACGACCATTCAGATTCCAAAATACCACTTGTGGCACCTTGTAACCAGCTGCGGCATATTCTTGTTCGATGAAGTCCATTGCGCTTACGCTAACAGATGAACCACCACTCGACATATATCCACGAACCTTACCTGATCCGCCTGTTGTTACACAAGCGTCGAATTCCATATCTGACAAGATCAAGATCTTTGTAGGCATTTCTGCTTCCGAAACCTTGTGCTTTACTGCTGCATTCAAGATTAACTTAAATACCGCACCCAGATCTGTATTCATAGACCAGTTGGAACGGGCCATTTGGTCGTAACGTTGTTCCAGCGTACCCTTCAAGTGCAGCATTTCTGGTGCACCAGAGAATGTAACGAACATATCCTTAAATACGCCGCCCATTCTTTCCGATGTATACAATCCCAAAGAGATCGCAACATCCATGGCAGTTACGCTTCCAGACACTGCTACACCACTCATCGAACCCGATACGTCAACAACCGATAGGATGTTTTCGTCCGAACCTTCCAAATAGTTTGGCAATGCTGCCCATTGTGCGTTCGCAACAACCTTATCGCCGTTCTTCAACGAGCGGATAACGTCATATGGATACGCAACAGATGCGTTGATCTTTGCTTCGCCCGATACCAACTTTTCCTTGTAGACACCATACCCCTTCGGGTCGTGCTTCAAGAATGCCTTTTGGTAACGGCCAGCTGCTACAGACGGAACATGTGGGTAAACAATGTTTTCCCAATCACGAGCACACATCTTTTGTTCTACAGTTGTAGACATTCCAACCAATAACTTACGATATTGCTTAGGTGTCATACGCATATAGGCACGGATTTTGTTAGCTTCTGCACCTTGACGGGGCATCCACTTAGCGCATAAACCATCTTGCACGTCATTCAACGCGAAAGAGATCATACGCAACGCATCACGCTCCAAAGGAGTGCCAAATGTCACAAACAAGTCGTCCCAACGACCAAGTTCCGGTACCTTCATCAACAGACGAGCTGCCAACTTTGGTTCAGTCTTAATCAAATGTGTAAACAACTTACGGAACGTATCGCGTTCACCTGCACCACCACGTGCATCACGTGCCCATTCAAGGACACGAACTGCTACTTCGGGGTCTTCTACCAACGCACCGACAAAGGTAGGTGTAATATCCTTACCACGGCTTGCGCCGGCTAAGAAAAATAGGTCCACGTTCTTATTTAACGAGGATGCGTTTGTAACTGCGCCATTGGCTGTTACGGCTGTTGCGTTTACTGCTGCGAATAATGTGCTCATTTTACTTTCTCCTTCAGAATTGTTAATCTACGTTTTGCTGTTCAAATTCTTTATCAAGATCGCTTTTCTCTTTTTGACCTGTGTGCTACCGTTACACTAATAACCCGGAATCGAACCGGTCCACTGGTTTGGATTTTAAGATTTATTTTTGCTGAAACGATCTTTTAAATATTAAAAACAGACTAGCTTTTGGCGAGTTTTTACTTTCCCCTCCAGAAAGTTTCGATTAGGTTGCCCCAATCAGTGCTTATTTTATTTTAGGCTGTAACTAGTCTTTACAAACTGTAGTATAGTATAACAACATTACACTGTCAACTATACCACACTTTATTTTAACGGGATGGTGGAAACAAAAGTTTATTTTCTGGTCTACTGTATCCCCTGTATAATGGTTCAGCTTCCATAGACCCTATCATCCGATTCGGCGGTGACCTAGTTCACTCTTATTTCTGTTGTGACCCCATATCAGCTTCGGCTGTATATTCGTTTCCTCTGCGCCTTATATTTCTATAAGGTAAAGTTTACTCAACCACATTCTACGAATTTAAGCAGTATATTTTAATATGCTGTAATCATCCCTCTTATCTTACAAGCTGCTATTTTACAATAACAACTATAAAATGTCAAATATATCAGTATGGTGTAAGGGACAATATTGCTGTTCCTAAGAACCATATATTGCTAACGAGGCCTTACCACCGTTTTGGAATTGTTAGCCACTGTCCGTGTGGTTTGATTGCACGCTAGTTAACTTCATAGCCTTCCTATTGGATAGGCTCCATTACTTCGCCAATACTTCGCTTCAACGGGTTGCCCCTCTGCTATGTATCCTGTAAGCAATCACCATAGACATCTTTCGATGTAAGTTGTTTTGCTGCATCCATACTTTAATGCTCTACAACGTGTATTGTATAGTGTTTTTATTTATAAGTCAACCTATTTTCTGTGCGAATATAGGGTAAAAAGAGCCTATTTTGTTAAATGAGCTAACTCTTTATCTATAAAATCAACCGCACGCTTGATAAGACGCCTATAATCGGGTGATTGGGTTCTTTCTGGGAACAAATCTGCAATTTCATATTTAAGTAGCAAATGATTCAAATCGTGCATAACCTTTGGTCGAGCTTGGTCGGGAGATTGTTTAAGTGCTCGTGGAATGATTGATGTTGATAATACATCCAACACTTCTGTAAATCTTGCATTTATCTCGGCTGGTTGAGCACGATACTGGGCTGTACTATAAGGGTCTTCCTTACGATGCTCTTTCTTCCGTGGAGTAAAATATCCTTTTGCATCGCCCGGAAAAAATCCCGATTTATATTCATCTAATGCGTGTCTTAGTTCATGAGTAATAGTTGTTCTCATTCTATCTGCATCTAAATAGTCGAGATTAAGCACTATGGTTTTGATAGATTCGTCCCACATTGCAAGAACTATGCCTTCGTACTTTTTACCGTTTGATTCTTTTGATCTCTCGATAAATGGTTCACCGCCCTGGAGTTCAAGTCCTACATTGTTTAATACTTCGATAGGTGTGTCAAATAGATCACCTATCTTTCCTAAACTAACTATTTCTTGTTCTTCGTCTGTATAGTCGGGTTCAGTAACAAAATAGTTCTGCAACTTTGCATAGACGGCAGAGGATAACGACACAAGTGCCCTATCTTCCTCTGTTGTCTCGAATAATTCTTGCAGTCTCATAGCATATCCTTCAATATGCTATTTATCACAACTATGCTACTGCGACACCTTTTAAAATGTCAATAACGGATGGACGCAATCTATAGCTAATCATAATATCGCGCCGTTCAACACTCGTAAGTTTCATCCAACATTCAACATTTTCTTTATTGCCCCAAGACTGGCGTGGAGCAAAACCATCTAACCAACATGCCAAATCACGAAATGTATCTGCTGTAAGCATTCTGTGTGCTCTGGCTACAGCACCAACAAAATCATTTGTCAGCACAGCCATACCAAAGCCGCCTGGTTCAATACCGTATGCCATATACATCCAAAGAGATTCCCTGAAGTCGATAGGCACTTCCGGATAGTAGTCCGCAAATGTCCTATCAAACCAGGGGTGCATCTTTCGATACGGTACGCTATCCATTTTAGTCCTTAAATAATAGTTTCTGTTGCTGTTACTTGTTCAGTAGAGTAATATATAGCATACTCATCGGATTTAGCACGATAGGAGTTATCAAACTTTACTTCGGCCTCAGCAACAGAGTCGGCATCCACTAACCGAGTAACGAATTTTTTTTCTTTAGAGAAATCGGACATATACTCTTCTTTCTTAATATATCCGGTAACTAAATATAACATATTAGTCCTTTGCTTTTAATAAAAATAGTGTAACATAAAAATAATAATATGTCTATAATTATCACGGACATCCATGCCAATTAGGTAAATAATAATATGAATAATTATCTACTCAAACTTATATCTGTTTCCAAACAAAATAAATATACCAAAATATATCAACTTATTATCGAACGAGCGTTATTAAGAGTGTCTGGTATCGCCTCTAACTCTAATTATGTATTAAGGAAAGAAGCAACCCGAATATTAAACTGTCATGTAGAGGGACACCATATTTTCCCAAGGTCGCTGTGTCAAACTCTGCAAGAACAAGATGATATTCATAACTATGCATTTCTTACGTTCAAAGAACATTTGCTCTGCCATAAACTGTTGGCTACCAAGATGCTCGATAGTACGCCGTTAAATTGTGCATTTTATGCAATGTTTACACGTCGAAATACAAAACAACAGTCCAGATTAATGACTCTTAGAGAAGCGGAATGGTTCAAACAAAATAGTATGCAGTCGTGGTCCCGCCCTGGAAAAGAAAACGGTATGTTTGGAAGAAAGCAAACCGAAGATACAAAATTAAAGATATCGAGAAAGGCAACGGGACGGAAACCAACCAATACTTCACGAAAACTAATGAGTGATTCTCAACTAAAAAGAAGAGAGGAAAATGCATGGAATCAACTTATTAAAAACCCTGTCTATCAGAAATTTTCCGACTACAAAGATTTCTTATCTAAAATTAGCGAAGTCTATGAATCGTGTTATAGACTACCTTTATTGATTTCGAAAACTATAGGAGCCACAGAATGTGGTGTAAAAACTGTACTAAAGGCACAAAAATTAGAATATATCACCGATCAACGATTTAGTAAATTAATTAAAAATTATGGTGGCAAGTTTAAGTCATTCAATGAATATGAAGACTTAGTTCTTTACCACCATAATAACGGTCTTAGTTTCTCTCAAATAGCCGCAGAACTATCAGTTAATATGCATGGAGTATTGTCTGTATTAAATAATAGAGGTATAACCACGCATAAAGCTAAAACAGGGCCTAAGAAGAAATAGTTATTGCCTTAATAAATATTTGTTAGATACCACCTTAAAACTTGCGTGGCACTCATTACAATTAAATACAAGGCCTTCTCTTTCACACCCGATCATTCCCATAACAGATTTACCTTCAGCAAATAATAATAAATCATTAATAGTCTTATCGGATAAATCATATACCGAATTAAGTATAGGGACAGATGTCAACCCCAAGTGTTCTATTAATAATTTCTTCTCTGCAGGATATAAATATTCTTGTTTATCTATATCATAAATATCAAATACAACCAACATATGATCTTTTAATTGGTATATATTTCCCTGAATCCCTGGTCCTAAGATTTCTGATTGGATTGCTAAATTCCTGTTTAACGCTAATAATTTATTTTTCAAATCATACTTAATAGCAGTTTTCCACATTGTATTGTTTTCGTCTTCCTTTAAGTCGAGATTACGGCTGCAAACACCAAACTCACTGTCCATTAGATAAGCTGTAAGCGATGAGCCTTCACATTTTTCAGACACCGACCAGGTGAATTTCTTTTCTTTCCAAAATTCAAGTTCTTTTGGTAGATTTTGAATTCTCTCTTGGTCAGTTTTAGGAATTCTCGACGGAAAGTTTCCGCGCACAAGTCCTGCAAGCTGAGCAGAGATAGGTGCTTCATATTTTTGAATGTTAAGCGGGAAAGATACATCCAATCCTTCAAACAGCATAGATTCTATGTTAGCGCAAGTTGGTTCGAGCGGTAGTAATAGACCTTGACTAAGCTGCTTTTTTAGCCGAATTGTGCGTAGTTTTTCGCCCTTAACCCCGTTATACTCCCGCGGCTCTTTGCCTTTACACAAAAACGGCGCTAATTCGACGGGAATCCAGGAATCAGGTTCAGCATATACTACCAAATCACCGACCACATATCTTCCTACCTGGTCAACAACCCACCAACCGTCCACCCGATACGCACAGATTAAATCTGCTTCGGGTATTGCTTGTATTTCTGCTATCTTTCTGATAGTAGCCATTTTTCTTTCTGTCATTTTACCCCCTTTAATTTCTTTACTATATGCTCTGCTTCCCACTCTTCGAGTCCGTCGTTTAACCAACGCCGATAATCCTCCAACGCCCACACAAATCTATCTGGCGTATATTCCGGTTTGTGTTCAACCAATACATCTAGCGCAGTGAGTGCTTTGCGATGTTGCTTCATTGATCCTGCAATATATTCTTTGCGGCGTGCAGCCATGTCGCCTCATATGAGTCATCATAATGTCCCATTTTTGCCGATCCTTTCTGCTATTTTCCATTTTATATATTCCAGATGCTCATTAAACATAATAACATCCGGATACTTTGTATGCGCCTCTTCGAACTGTCGTCTGAGTGCTTCCAGTTCTTTCATTGTCTTTTTAGCATACTCTATCTCGACATTATACGTTAGTCCGTTTGTACCCATTCTCGTATCCTTTCTTGAATGCGTCTCGTTCAAGTTCTTCGCCGCGCTGATCATATATCTGTTGAAACGGTTCCTTTCTCAAACCAGAATCATATCCCTGATCATACGGTGTTTTCATGCCTGCATTGGCTGTGCCTCTTGCCGGCTTCTTTGCTACCCATAAATGTTTATTCTTATCCATAAATTCTTGGTCCTCTTTATTCATTATGCTCTTACGCTTACCGTTACATGTTTCGCAGCCAGGGCGTAAGTTTTCAACATCATTTAATCCACCTAAACTGACAGGTACAATATGATCCCGTGTCATCATAACAAGCGACTTGCCTGTATGAGCAAATAGCTCTAATACCGGCCGTTTATTCCGATCATTCTTGTGATGTTTCACTATAAATCTATCAGCCTCAACACCGCAATGCCAGCATTTTAGCGGAGCATTTGTTTCTCTGCAAGTTTTCCACAGAGCTACACCACTCGGGGCTGATACTTTTTGTCCATCTACTTCGCGATCTTCCCTGTGAGCTTTAAGGACCTTAAATCCTTCATCCAGCGATAATTCTTTATAAAAAATAAACATGTTAGCTTCTCTTATTTGGACCTTCCGGAACATCTGTTATAAACTCGCCGAACTTTAACTTAAATGCTAATGCATCTTCTTCGTTGCTAAAATGGAACCTAAGCCAGTATTGATATACCACAGTGCTATGTTCCCAATCAGTTTCATCTTTTCCATAATATCTTCTATACGATCTATCAACCTGATCATATATGACTGTTTCAAGCAAGGTTTCTACCCATTTGCGTATTTGTATCTGTGTTACAGATTGTAAGTCATCTTTTTTTATTCCTAACACATACGGATACTGCGGGCTTGGCCAGTCATATTTCCACCTCCCTTGAGCGCTGGTGTTAGACCACCTGGCATCTTCAAAATACCAGGCCGAGTTGTCATTTATTTCATTTATCGATAGTAAGTTGCTCATACAATATGATTTTCAATTCTTGAGCCGGATAACAAACACAGCATTATTAAATCTTCTTCATCGCACATAATCTCCCAATGATGATTCGCATCAGATTTAGAATATGAACCTCGAAGCCATTTACAGTTCTCATATGGTATCCCGGCGCGCCAGAATTTATGACGATGATCTTTTATACTAGCAATGTGGTGCATTCCGGGAGGAATAGATAACGCAACTGTGTATTTGCTCATACAGCTATTATAAACGAAGACACCGCTTAAAGCAAGCGGTGTTATTAAGTAAAAGAAACTTACTTCTTTTTAGCTACAGGTGCTACCTTTGTAACAGGCAGTTCGTAATATGCCCATTTTTCCCGTATTATCCTCATTCACTGCTGCCCACTTCTTTACTCTTGCCCGTTGTGCTTCCGTATCCATATGTGTCCTTTCTGTGTTAGACAATCGTATTGTATATTGTTGTTTGTGTAAAAACAACCGAAATCAAAATAGCTTTAGGTGGCCAGTGATTTTGTTGATTTCTTCGTCGTTATCGGGGCCTATTCCTACAGCAGTTAAGGTAGGAACACCGTTAAACTCTGTTAGGCCTGCATCTTGTATTAGTGAACAAGCTAAACCGGCAGCTTTTGCTGCATTATGTAATGCTATTAGTTCGTCGTCGGTTTCAACATAAGCAGTAATCTTAGTAAATCGACCAAGTAACCAATCCTTAACAAACGGGTTAGATAGAGGGATAACAAGTTCATTATTTTTATATTGTCCGAGTGATAGGAAGGCCCCGAGACTGGCGTGGGCGCCTTGCGAAATGTACTTTCCGGTGCGCATGTTGCGTTCCTTAGGAAACTTTCTCATCACTAATACTTGTTTGCTGCTCATGGTGTTATTTAATATCCTGCTTTATACGATGCATTAGACATAGTGAAGCGATGTTTCCAATCCCACTCATCTAATACCAGTTGATTGAATACGTCTTCTTCAACATCAATAATATCTTCTACAGATAGTTCAAGCATCCGAATTGCTCTGGCATAGTTGTTTTCGTAAGAGTTAGGCTCCGCCGGAACTGCCTTTATTTTTTTAATCTCAACTAAATCACCGGTTTTTGCTAACTTGTTATTAGCTGTGGTTACCTTAATAACGAGCGCCTTGTAATCTACAACAGCTTCATTAAAGTCTTTTATATGTTTTTCTTTATTGGATTTAACTATATCCAATAATTCAACTCGAGACATCTTAATAGAGTTCATAACATTCCTTTTCGTATTTTGCATAAAAATCTTTCATTAAAAGAGTATGAATACCCTTATAACAACAATATACGCTAATACGAACTAAATGTCAATGGCTTCTTATCTCATTTCTTTAAATATTAATTCAGATAACTCTTTTATATGCATTCTTATAATAGCCTTTTCCATATCTGTCGGGGGTGTTGATAAGAACAAATGAATGCTGCCGACAAAGTTACCGTACGACGGTGGTACGCTTGTTGCGCAAATAGTGCTTATATAAGATGCACCTAACGGCATATTTTTATATAACATACTTTCGGAAAAAGGTGTGCACACAAACTCGTGATTTATAATACTAATCATTCGTGCATTGTTTTCGTCGTTGTTATTTGTAAAGATAGGCATAATCTGTGATACCCTACCTGTTATATAGTTGGTATACATTACCTGTAACTCATTAGTTTCTAAGTGGCTGAAAACAATATGCCTTGCATTTTTAGATAAATCCATAGACATTACTTGTAAACCCTTATATGTAGGATTGCTATGCAAAAACATATCTATCTTAACAATGGTGTCGGGGTTTAAAGTAGTAAACGGTTTCTCATATGCTATTACACTATACAGTATCAAACAAAATACCGATGTTACTACCGCTACCATAATCGCCAACCATTTTAGTGGCATTCGCGGGGGTGTTCTTTTTCTTTCTTCCATAATCTATCCTATAAGTGCAGCAACTAACAAAAACTCTTTTACCATTTCTAAATCTTCATTGATTTGTGGTAATAGTTCTTTTGCTGCTCCTGTTTTACCGCGGCGGGCATCAACCTCAGCCTTTGATAATAATGTTACCTCTTTTTGCATATTTTTGATAAGGTGTACGACATCTCTACTGTTAGCAAGTTTTCTACTTTTGCTTAAAAGATATGTTTCTATCTCAGCCCAATCTGTGCTACTCTTTATCTTTTTATTTAAAATCTCGCTCATAAATCTTTAATGCTAAACTTCGTGTCAATTCTCTAATCTGGGATATTTCTGGAGGAGTCGGTGCCCTTGATGTAATAACATTTACTACACCGCTGAACATACCATAAAACGGTGGTATGCCATTAGAACAAACAGTATGGGCAAACGGTATTGTAGCAGGATTTACAATAGCGTCAATAGAGTCGGCATACGGATGGCAAACAAACTCGCCATTTATTAAATCAACCATTCTTGCATTATTAACGGTATCGTTATTGAATAACGGTAGTTCTCCGACCACATTTGTATTGCTATTATTATATAAATCTCTTAAGCCTGAGTTGTCTGTATTACGATATAATATATGCCGGGTGTTTCTATTAAAATCTACCGTGGCTATAACAACGCCTACTATTAAATCTGATCGAGATACAATCAACTCGATCTCAGCCTTTGTCTCAGTCGATAACGAATACACTGGCGCTGTATATTGTCCAATCCTAGGATATTTTGTAAATTCGTGTAAATATTCTCTTGTTTCGTATAGTGCAACCGAAACACCTATCAACAATAAGAATACAAATAGCTGTGCTATTTTATTCCATGTTAATGCTTTTAAAAATCGCTGAACTAACGATATATTTTCGCCTATACCTGCCATATTACCCCCAATGATACAGCATGTGCTTATCATCAATATTTATCGGGTTATAATGAAACAGTTAGTATGTATTTAATGGTGCCCATTCCGAGAATCGAACTCGGGATCTCCTCTTTACCAAAGAGGTGCTTTACCACTGAGCCAAACGGGCAAAATAGAGTAGGTATACTGTTTTGATAGTATATCTGGCCGAAGGATCTTGTTCTAAGATACACTCCCGGCATACTCTGTATTTATTATTCTACCAGAGCAAGTGGGTCTTTATTCCGCAAGTTAGGTGCTTTAGCCTTTAACGATTGCCGGCGGGCTGCTTCTTCTGCCAACTCGCCCTGGATCATCAACGACTTGTAAAACGACCTATCTTCATTAGACTTACATAACAGTGCAATCTCTGTTTTTGCACGCTTCGAAAGTCTAAAATTCTTATCTGGGTTCATATATCTTTTCTTTCATTTGTTTCGCGTCTGTCGCGTTGATTAACATTTCTTCTTACCGAGCCGATTTGCTCTTTAAGCGACCTTGATTTTTTATCGTTTGCATCTTGTCTCTTATTAAGCCCTAATATAGCATTTTGCATCTCGTTTAGTCTACCGGTGCCAGATGACGATTGCAAACGATTTCTTGTTAGACTTTCTGCTACAATAATAACAATGGTTGCCTCTTTAGGGATAAAAATGCGAGATCTTACAACCCATTCTTCACCTTCTATAATAACTGTATCACCGGGTGATGGAGGTATAAGGTCCTCTTCACTATTCCAGTATAGTTTATTTCCATATTCGTCTTCGTAATCTATTTTCATATTGTATTTATATAAAAGTTAGGTGAGTGTCTTGCTAACCGGTCATCATAGCTACCAAGCGTGACTCAACCGGTTTGCCAGACCTATCACACTATACGTTATATTTCTCTATATAACTTCTCTGTCCATTTTCCCAACACCCGGGAGGAGATAACGTAAGATAGGAAAGCGGCCCTGACAGTTTATCGACCTGCTGCTGCATATCCACCGGCGTATCTCTTTCTTGACTGCCCAAATTACCTAATAACCATAAAATAGTGCTATGCTGATAAGGCGATGACCACAATGTATTTACAGAGACTTAACTCCAACCCATCCGTAATAGATAGGGCGCTACATTCTTCACTAACGGGTATTAAGCGACACCCGGTATGCCTCCATGAGCATACTACCTTCCGCTGTATCGGACGGAATCCGGCCAGCTACTGCCCCTGGCAGGGATTGAGGCACATAGAAGTGTACCATCCTCAAGTCATTTATGCAACTCTGCTTGTCGTTTCTCCCACGACAGGTTAAACACAGTGCATGTATCATTATCACCAACTACAAAGTCGAGCTCGTCGCCTTCCAGCCACCCCACTTGTTCTAGCATTTCTTTAGGAAATGGTAAAACTGAGTTTCCTTCAGCATCTTCTTCAACTGTAACTGTCCATGTATTCATATTATCTTTCTAAAACTGTATATGGTTTCTTTGTTTTTCTTGCGTAGCGTATTGTTGTCCAGGAACCGCTACGCCACTGTTCTTCATTTGTTAATGGGGCGCCGATTAAATATTCCGAATCGTCGACAATATCTTTATCTCTATTTATATACGATCCCGGAACACGATGTTCGTCACCTTGCTTAAATGCTTGTGTATATGGCAACTCTGGCGGGTGTATCACAATATATACATCTGGAAAGAACTCCCGCACTATATCATGTGCATCAGAATCAGCGCCTTTGCAATCACCGTGATGAAATTCAGTTAGACCAAGTTCAAACAACTTAAGAACAAACTGCTCTTTTTGGTGTTGAGTCATCCCCTCGCGTGTGCCTGTAAAACCTATTATCATTTGTAGTTTCCGTAAAATTCTTGTGTTAGTTTTTTACCGTTATATTTATACCACCCGGGCTTCTCACTAATGCGAGTAACGATTCTCTCTACATTAACACTTATTTCTTGTTTGTCTGGTTGCCAACTGCTAATATTAAACATTGGCGGAATATCTTCCATAAACTGATAAAACGTACCTGTTTTAGATAGGCTGTATGATCGCTTTAATAGTTCATTAGATAAATCTGCATACCTATCAGTAAGAAACTGCATCTTATTATAAAAAAAGGTAACATGCCCTTTGTTCAGTGTATATCTTATAGGAATATTCTTTAAAATATCAGTCGGTGTTCTTGTCCTGAGAGATCTTCTAAGTGCTGCGGGCACCATCTTGATCTCTCGCCATTCTGCAAATAAATGCTGGTCTGCGAGATTTCCTACAGGGACTAAGTTAATGCGTGTCATAATATTATAAGTTGGTGCCCTGTGTCGGAATCGAACCGACGAATAAAAGTTTTAGAGGCTTCGGATCTACCATTGATCTAACAGGGCACGTCTTCATATTATATAAACATTATTGCTAATCGTCAACCGGTGTGTTTATATAAGTTCCATTTAGCAAATACCGCACGCTCTTTATTTGTAAAGATAGGTCGTGTGCATATAGCTGTATGGCCAAGGTCGTTGTCAGGCTCAAAAAACATGCAAAAATCAATGCCTTTTAGCTCTAATATCCGCGCTTTGCGATACAGGTCTGCCTCATTATATGCGTGTAAAAGAATGAGGCTTGCTGTTTTACCCGGATGCTTAAACTTCAATCCAGCCTCATATGTTGCGTGACCAAGCTGCACTATTTTCTGTTCAGGTGTCATGTCGTCCCTGATGAAAGTGTAAATGTATGGATTCATGCTAATAGATCTCTCAGTTGTTTCATAAGCTCAGGCGTAAAAGTTATTCCAAACTTTTTGTTTAACCATTTAATACGATCCGCCAACTCGAGCGCTCGTGTTGCTATTCTTGTTGCAGATTCACCAGCATAGATGGTAGGTTCGCGCAATGTCCAATAGGCTTCGTGTTTAGCTTTATCGAATGATTGCCATTCTGTAAAACCGTTTGATAACTTACTTTGTTTTTGTATTGGGCTAAAACCGCGTTTAAGGTCGAATCCCCTGAGCACATTGTATAAAATGTGATCTTGTGCTGTGCGAGATGGAATAGTTTTCCATGCAGCAGCTAAATTTAAATACTCTTCTTTATTGATAATGAAATTCATGATTGTTGTCCTTTATAAAATATAATCATTTGTTTGTTTTCTAACCTTACATTGATTTATTTTATGGACTTCTGTTTAATACCTACATCATTTTGGCTCTCCTTTAGTTAAGTTAAGTATTTATACTATATGTATGATTAACTATAGCAGTTTTGATTCGAATTAGCAACCGGATTTAGATAAATAAGTGTAGTTCGCGATACTCGACATATCCAACTACTCTAACGCTTATAAGGAGCATCAGCATGTCTATTTATACACAGTCATCTTTTAAACCTACATATCTATATATTAAACAGCATTCTATTACAGGCAAACTCTACTTCGGCAAAACTATAAAAAACCATGATAAAATGTTAAGCTATTTAGGATCTGGAAAATATTGGACAAATCATATCACAGAACACGGAAAGCAACACACAGAAACACTCTGGTATTGCCTTTATTATGAAGAAGTAGAATGCAGTAATTTTGCCCTGGCATTCTCTAAAAACCAATCTATTGTAGGATCGTCTGAATGGGCAAACCTTAAAGAAGAAAATGGGGCTACCGGTGGGCATAATGGGAAAGATCAATCAGGTAAAAATAATCATTTCTATGGAAAACATCACACAACAGAGACCAAAGGTAAAATTGCAGAATCTATAAGAAATATGCCAGATGATTATAGAAAGAAGTTGTCTGATTCGAGTACGGGCAGAAAACACACCTACGAAACTAAACAGAAGATGTCGGAATCTCACACTGGCCGAACAGGCTACTGGAAGGGTAAAACTAAGTCGGACGACTTTAAAAGTACAGTGAGTGCTACATTAAAAGGTAGACCAAAGACCGAAGAACATAAGGCAAAAATATCGGCAGCTAAGAAGAAACAGCCATAAAAATAGGGCAGCATTGCCCTATTTATTAGCTAATATAGGTTATTTAAAAACTATATTTTGCACCAACAGAGACCATATTTCCGTTTAGATACTTAACACGCTCTTGACCCATTTGGTAAGCATAATCTGCTACCAAACTAACTTTCTTTGTTAGTGGATAAGATACACCTGCACCAACCAATGCTGCATAACCGTCATCACCGACGCTCGAATCAAGATATGCTGCGCCAGCTTTACCTGCGAAGGTAAATCCTGCCAACTTCATAACTTCATAAGAACCAACCACGCTGTAACGGTTTAAGTTTGCTACACCATTCGTTGTACGGTCAAACGCAACTTCTGCACCAACTTTTCCATATTGTTGGCCAAGAGTAACACCGGCGGTATTAAGACCGACGTTTGTTGTATCAACTCCACCAATGCGACCACCGCGAATGCCGATGTCCATTGCCGAGGCTGCTGCTACAGATGCTGCCAAAACTGCCATAATTACTAATTTTTTCATTGTATTTTCCTTTTATTTAACACTGTTTTACCAGCGAGTATATATTTATCTCAATCTGTATTATATAACACTAATATAGATTTGTCAAGTTTGGTTTAAGATAGGCCGAGGCGTTTCCAGTCTGAACGGATCTTCGTTTTCACACTATCCGGTAGGGTGACATAATCGAGGTCGTCTGCTGATTTGCTGCCAAGAGGATTGCTAATAAGTTTTTCAAATGTTACTCCTTTAAGTAAGCTAATATTTGGCTAACATTTGTTAAAAATATGTTACGGTTTTATTACAAGGTTTTTACAATGTAAAAAGAAAGGGGCCGAAGCCCCCTCTTTGATTGGTTTGGTTACAAGGTCTTTCTACCTCGCGCTTTGTGTTTCTTAGGCAGCAATAGCGTAGTGAGTATCGTTTGCAGATATTCTGTTTTGCTTGATTTACAGTCATCGCCTACTGAGTTGCCTTTTTCAATATCTCACGCCATCGATTACCGGAGCAGCCCCATCAGAAACACTCTTTGGTCTATCCGAACTTGTCCGTGAATCACGGAGAGTATTCTGGTGTACCAGCCCTGAGAGTTGATGTTATCGTATCTTCAAGAGTGTTTATGGTGGAGCTGGCGGGATTCGAACCCGCGTCTGGCTTGCCTTTTCTCCAACGGAATTACAACTATCAATCTATATTATATTATGTCACTAATATAAAATCAACTATCCACGAATGCCGAGTAGAGCAGGAGGTGCATACACTCATGTATTTATTTTAATATTGAAATAAGTTAACTATAGCTTAATCATTTTGTTCCAATGTGGCCTGTGCCCCATAATATTGCGATGACAGGAAGTGCGATATGTTCAAAAATCTCATACAATGCCCACAGAGTTAATCCTATCGCGAACCAGTTGCTTGTTGTTGCCTTCCTACTCAGCCAACCAAAGAACTGCCCGTGCCACTTACCTATATTTCTTGCGAATCTTACTATCATATGTTTCCTTTAATCTATCTTTGTTACCATTTCTGTTGCATTTATTGCAACTGAGCCACCGGGCTTATTCTGCTGGTCGAGTTTTACCGCCCATAATCCAAATGTTTTGACCCAAACAACAGGGCCCGAACATGCACGAACGAACTTATAACCTACCGGTATTTTGCTGTATTGTATTTTCTTCATAGCTATATTATGTTATATTTACATCAAAAAATCAACTAACCTATTTACATGCGTTTAGTTTGGCGAGTAACTCTGTTTGATAACCTTGTCCCAGCTTTCTGTCAGACAATAAGCACCTAACCTGAACATAAATGTCTGTTCCGTCCTGTATTTTTACAAAGCAGAAATCGGGTGGTGGTGGTGCCTCTTCTTTACACGGAACTGCTACAGGAACTTCAACCTTCTGTGTTACTATCTTTATAACAGGTTCTGGTGTTGCACATCCTATTAATAAAACAATAGGTAATAGAAATATTTTATTTACGAGCATTTGCTAACTCCTCATTTATAAGTGCTTCTGCTGCATCACACTTCGACATATCTTGTGGTGGCGGACGATTTAGTAAATCCTCTGCCTGTCTCTTATATGATTGTGCTACAGCTTGCGCTTTCTTAACTTCAACAGCATTTTTTGCTAATCTTGCATCAGATTCTGTTTTTAACTTTTCTATAGCGGCATTTTGTGCTACTATATCATTCTTTAACTGTAATAAACTTGCTTGAGATGCATCTAAAGATATCTGCAAAACCTGCTTTTCTGCAACTAATGTATCTTTTTGAGATCTTAATACAGTAATATATACTGTTTGCCCTGCTATAACAAGGCCTAATAGTGCTATAACTATATAAGTCTTGTTATTTAAGAAAAATGTTAATATTCCCATATACTGTTCTCCATTTATATGGGTATTTATCTTCTAAATCGTGCGGTCGTTAAAAAGCCCTATTAATAGGGCTTTTATATTATGCGAAATATGCTTTGATCTTTGTGAAGACCTTTGCCATGTATTTCATTGCCTCGTCATAAGCCTGAGCGCACTTAAATGCTGCGTCAATGCTGTGGCAAGTTTCGCACTGGTCGGATGTAACTGGGTGACCTGGTGTGTAGAATGTCTTGCCTTTGGCGTATGTTCCGTTGTGACAAGTTACACAACCAGTTGTCACACCTAAGTGAATCTGCGTGTGGCTAACTGTCCAGTTGGCAGTTGTGTGGCAGTTCTTACAATCCACTGTTGTCGCAATGTGAGTAGTTGATTTCGCCTTGGCATTGTAAATCGTATATGATCCGTTGTGGCAGCTATCGCAGTTGTTTGCTGCAACCGATGGGTGGTTCATAGTGAAGTTAGTTGTAAAGAGTGTTGTGGTGTGGCACTGAGCGCAATCAATCAGCCCTGTTGGGATGTGCGATAGCGAACGACCTACCGTCAAACGCACTGGATCGCCGTTGTGGCATCCAATACAAGTTTTGGGTGTTCCAACGAATACTGCGCTTTTGTGACAGCTGGCACAGGTTCCGCATTTTCCGGTGGATAAGTGAGCACCGTCCAATACAAACGATGGGTGTGATTGTTCGTACAGCGTACATTCAGCAGCGGACGCACTTAACGGTGCCA